AACCCCGACTACTTTGCTGACCACCGGGAGCCGGATGACCTCGTAACCCATGTCCATGAGCTAACCCACGGGGTCAGCAACAGGCTCCACGCCAGCACCATAAAGCACGGGATTTACCTAGGGGACGGCAAGGGCATCGTCCTCAAGCACCCCAAGATCACCATCGAGCAGGTGGCCAACCACGTTCCCAAGGAAGATCGAGGACCAATCTTCAAGCTCTATCTGGTGGACCAACGCCGGGACTGGAACACCAGCCCTGCCTACCTGCTGGACGAGTGGAACGCCTACATCCACGGCTCCATTGCCCGCAAACAACTGGGCTGGCAGAAGCGGAAGGAAACAGAGGACTTTGCCAAGGAGATGGAGCGTTACTGCCGGGTGATGCTGACCGTGGTCAAGAAGCACGACCCTGAATACCCGGACCTCCAGCACCTCTCCAACTTCATTGATTGGCAATCTGAGAGGTTTGACCGAATCGTCAAAGGGGAAGACAAATGAGCCTGACCGATCCGCAGACGTTGATCCTTTTGGTTGGAGTCCTGTTGCTGGCGTCCCCGGCCCTCATGGGTAGTGCAGTCCTATGGATCAAGAACCTCCTGTACCGGAACTCCATCAAGGAGGATGCCCAGATCAGCACGGTGGTCCAGCTTCTCCAGTTGAAGAACCGGCTGGAAAAGGAGGGCTGCACGGTTGCCTCCGACTCCACCAAAGACCTTGTGTTCGCCCTTGTGTACGGAGAGAAGCCGAAGAAGGACTGACCAGTGAAGTGGGCCAGAGGGCTATTCGGGGCAGCACTGATCCTCTTTGCCCTCTACGGGATCAAGGAGGTGGTGGTCCCTGTTGTCTGCCCGCCTCCAAGACCGCCCAAGCCGCCAGTTCAGGTCCTCGTCGGTAACCACTTTGAGCATGAAGTCATAAGGCTGACCAACCAAGAGCGAACCCGCCGTGGACTTCGACCGTTGAAGATGAACACCCAGATGATGGCCTTCGCCAGAAACTGGTCAGCAGTCCAAAGCCGAACCCGAATGCACCACTCAAGAGGAAGCGGTTACGGCGAAAATGTTGCTGTTGGACAGTCCAGTCCAGAGGCAGTCATGCAGGCTTGGATGACATCAATTGGCCATCGTCGGAACATACTCAACCCAAACTACAGTTATATTGGTGTCGGCTATGTAAACGCTGGCCGCCCCTACTGGACGCAAAACTTCAAATGAGAAAACTACCGCCGGGAACGTGCTGTGACTGTGGATGCGTCACATCCAGCAAGTACCGATTGCGATGCACTTCATGCGGACAGAGGAAGCGTCGAGGCAGTGAGCCGGGGCTGCCAGACGGCTTTGTTGTGGACGAGTGCTTTGGAGATCAGGTAGGCAAGCTCATTTGGACGCTTAGAAAAGGTTATGCCGTCAATCGACGCACTGAAAACGGAAAGATCAAAAAGGTCCCTCTTCACGATCTCGTCTGGGAGTTATCGGGCAGGCCAGCCCCGAAGTTCCCCATGACCATCGACCACTGCAACCGCGACCCCAAAGACAGCCGTCTTGAAAACCTGCGAATCGCCACGCCATCACTTCAGGCCCTGAACACCAGAAAGCCAACAGGCAAGTACGGATTACCTGCGGGCGTGTCTTTTGTGGAGTTCAATGGCAGCGGCAAGAAGAGGGCAAAGCCATACGCAGCCAGAATACGCCACAGAGACAAGAGGACTTTCATCGGGATGTTCACCACCCCCGAAGAAGCGTCCGCAGCCTACGAAAAGAAACGTGCCGAACTCATTTCCCTTGAGTGTTCCCTTTCCTCCCCGGAGTAACTCCCATGAAAAAGTATGTGATCTTTGCCATTGCTCTTCTCCTTGGCTGTCTGGCCATCCCGGTCGTTGAGCCGGTTCAGGCTGGCAACTGCCACGGCAAGAAGAAGGCGACCCCCACGGCGGTGACCGTGGAGGAAGATGTTGTTGTCGAAGGTGCCAAGGTCAAGGTGAAGGACACCGTGACCGTCGAAGAGGGCCCGGCTGGCGTGACCGTGGTCGAGAAGATCGAGGTGGACGAGGGCCCGGTCGGTGGCCCCGTCGGCGTCCATGCTTCTCGGAAGGCTGCCCGTAAGGTGAAGCGAGCGACCATTGCGGAGGCTAAGGCCGAACGCAAGGCTGCCCGTGCCGCCCAGAAGGAAGCCAACGCCGAGTTTGAAGCCGGTGCTGAGGAAGCCGTCCGCGAGGCCTACTCCAAGTAGTCGTTGGCATCACTCCGGGGGGCCATGCTTCCGGCGCATGGTCCCCCGGGGAGCCGGTTCAGGAGTTAAGAATGAGCAGACTTTTGAGAACGCTGCGAGAAAGCAGGATGTCTCCTCAACAGCAGGAGTTGCTCAAGTTTTTAATCACTGGTGGCCAGTACAGCAGCCTGCCACCTGACATTGGTGCTGATCCCATCGGAGACCCGGCGGCTGACTATCTGGATGGCCCCAGCATGGCAGACATTCTCTTGAAGAACGCCAAGGCCATGGCCGTCCACGACATGCTCAGGCAGGCCCGGTCAGAGGACGGCAACCCACGGATGGCACCCATGATCGCATCTATTGGCCAACTGGACCGATGAGCGAAACACCTAAACCACCCGACCAGACCCGGCAGTGTGACAACTGCAAGCAAGTTAAGCCGCTTAACCCTAAGCATTTTCCTAGGGTAAAGGGCACCCAGCACAGCTATCAATGGGTCTGCCGCCCCTGCAAGGTCAAGATCAAACAGCAGGCCCAGATGGAGCGGCTGGAGAGGACTGCCATTGGCAACTACCTCTCTCGGACGGTCTCGGGCGGCTCCAACATCCCCCACACAGCAGAGCTTCTAGAGGGGATCATGCACTACTTTGGTGGTGCAAACGGGTTCGCCAGTCTGGTGATGAAGCAATACTTTGAGGCCGCCCCGGGCAGCAGGATGCGCAACTCCCTGCTTGAAATGGTCGTTCGGCTGGCGTCCAAGAACACCGAGCAGGGCGGTGCCAAGAAGCCCATCGACCTGTATTCAGAGGAGGAGCTAGAGGCCGAGATTGACAAGCGTCTCAGGCAGGCCGTCCTGACCTATGGAGGAGTAAGGCACATCGATGTCCAAGAAGAAGAACCAGATTCCACCAACCCCACTCCCAACGGTCCAGAGCATATCGAGCTTCCAGCGGGACGAGTTGAAGAGCTTGCAGAGCGAGCTAGCAGAGAGGCGCATAGAAGCCTTGAGGCTGTACAGGCCAACCGACAGGCAGAAGGAGTTTCATGAGTGCCGCTCTAGTGAAACACTTGTGCTGGGTGGAAATCGTTCCGGCAAGTCCCTCTGTTCATTCATAGAGGACGCATGGGCCGCAACTGGCACCCATCCCGTCGAAGGAAAGTACAGAAAAGAGGGCGGGAATCTCGTCATCGTCGGCCAGAACTGGAAACACATCGGATTAGTCGTAGTGCCCTATTTGTTCAAGGCCGGGGCCTTCAAGATCATCAAGGACAAGGCGACGGGCCAGTTCCGAGCCTACGATCCGGTTCTCGACGCCGACCGGGCCAAGGAAGCCAAGCCAGCCCCGCCCCTGATCCCGCCCCGAATGGTCAAGAGCTTTTCATGGGTGCTGAAGTCAGCAGGTTACTTGAACTCCTGCGAGCTACATAACGGCTGGACAATCTATTGCTTCTCTTCAGAGGGTGATCCCCCCCAAGGCTTCCAAGCTGATAGGGTCCATATAGATGAAGACCTTAACAACGAATCATGGGTTCCTGAAATGCAAGCTCGCCTTGCCGACAGGAAAGGTCTCTTCTGTTGGTCAGCCATGCCACATTCCAAGAACGAGGCTCTGCTTGGGCTAAACGAACGAGCCGACAAGGCAGAGGAAGTTGGCAATACCAAGGACATCAGGCGGTTTGTCCTGAGGTTTCTTGATAACCCCCATATCGATGGCGATGAGAAACGGAAGGCCATCGAGCGGTGGTCGGCCATTGGTGATGACGTTCTTAGGCAGAGGTCCGAGGGTGAGTTCGTCATCGACAGCATCCTCGTCTACCCGAACTTCAACCCCAACATCCACTCCTGCGAGCTAGAGACACCGGACATCCCAGACGATTGGTGCCGGTATGCCGTGGTGGACCCGGGTCACGCCGTCACCGCCGTGCTGTTTGCAGCCGTCCCACCAGAAGGCGACCGGGTGGTGTGCTACGACGAGCTTTACATAAGGAACTGCAACGCCACCATATTTGCCACTGAGTTTCATAAGAAGGCGGGCGGCAAGCAGTTCTATGCCTTTTTGATTGACTCGCACGGTGCCCGCCTGACGGATATTGGCTCAGGAAAATCCCCTCAGGACCAGTATTCCGAACAGCTTTCAGCCCTAGGAATCAAGTCCAAGGTGACTGGCTCAAGCTTCATCCCCGGCTCTGATGACATCCAGTCCGGCCTTCACGCTGTCCGGCAGATGCTCCACATCCGCCCGGACGGAACCCCTCGCATCCGGTATGTCAGGAGCAGGATGCCCAACTTTGAGCGGGAGATGAAGCGGTACAAGAAGAAGACCGTGAGCGTGGCGGGCACCACCATCGTGACAGACGAGCCCAACAAGAGAGGCGAGTTCCATCTGGTGGACTGCCTCAGATACCTGTGTGCTTATAGCCCCGATTACCACAAGCCAGAGGTAAAGGTGGAAGCACCATGGTGGCAGGCATGGAAAGAGCGCAGGGACAAAGAGCAGGGCAAAACTGGTGCTATTTACTTAGCCCCTGCTAGCTATTCCGAAGTGTACTACGCCTGACAAAAGCCTCTTGTTGTCTTGCATTTCGCTCCGGTAAATGGTGTCAGCGTTGCTTGAACACCAATTTCTGGAGGTTATATGGCCACCTTTCAAATGCCCGCCCTGTCGGTGGGTGACATGGTTCTCTTCTACGACAACCCTTTCACCGATGGGAATCCGGTGATGGGTTGGGTCACCTGCAAGCCCGGCACCCAGACCATCAAAGTGCTGGTGTTTGCCGAGGACGCTGGCTTTGTCGAGAAGCCGTCCGTCCGGCACAGGGATGACCCGTTCTGGAGGGAGAGCGAAACGGCACAGGCGTGGCAGAAGTGGGGTGCGTTCGATCTTCACCCCAACACCAAGGCCTTGAAGGAACTCCAAGCTCTTTTGACCAAGACCAAGATCGAGGCCGCTAAGAAGGGTTGATGCGCGTCCAGAAGCCCGACAGGTACATAAATACAAAGGAGAGTTCCATGAAGCGGTTTTTGATCGCAGCTACGGCTTTCGGGATGTGTTTGAACTGGACGGTGGAAGCCCATGCAAAGCCCCGCCGCCAGTACCAGCAAGGCCAGCCGGTCCAGAACGTAGTGCGAGCCATGACCAACACCGCTCAAGGGGTGGCCGAGGCCTGTGCCCGCATGGGTCGGCTTCAGCACATGGGCGGCAACGGCGGCATGATGGAAGGCATCGGGATGGCCAGCACCCCGGAAGCAGCGGTCAGGAACTGCTGCTACTACGGGCAGATTGCCATTCAGGATCAGGGTGTAGCTCAGGGGCCGAACGGGATGTGGTACGCCTGTATCCGAGGTAGGTGATGGACGAAAACCTGTATCCCGAGCTTCCCTCAGAGGGCTCCGATGGTGGCCCGTTTGAGGCCCCGCCGCAGGACATTATCCCGCAAAAGAGGATGGAGGATGCCCTTAGGGCTATCTCTACCTCTTGGCTGTCGAAGCTCAAGCAGGCCCAGAAGCACAAGAAGCCGTTCTCCGATGACTCCAAAGAGTGCATGAACTTCTTTGACGGTCACGGGGACTGGTTCTGGAAGTCTGACGGCAAGAGCGACAAGAGCTATTCCAAGCTGGCACCGCCCAGCTTCAGGATGTGCATCAACAAGGCTTTTGAGGCTGTAAAGCTCTTTGGGTCAGTCATTTACCACCGCAACCCGGTAAGGACTGTCACCCCAAGGACGTTCCCGGCGATCCCGCCACAGGCCATGGGCATCGACCCCAGCCAGCCGCCACAGATCGATCCGATGACCGGGCAGCCCATGCCCGATCCCATGCTCCAGCAGTACATGCAGGCCTCAAGTCAGATAGACATGATGGAGGAGCAGAGGCGAACGGTAGCCCAGCTTGTAGAGACCTACCTGAATTACACGCCCGTGGAGTTGAACCTCAAGGAACACTCCAGAAAGGCTGTTGACGAGGCCATTATCAAGGGCATGGGGGTGTGGTGGACCGAATTGGTCGAACTCCCAGCCACAGAAGACGGCCAGACCTTCGGGATCATCGGCTCGTTCTATGACTCCTGTGACAATCTCTTGATGGACCCGGACGCAGACGAGCAGGAGGACATCCTGTGGTGTGCCCGGCGGTGCGTTCACCCGATTGACGAAGTGGCGGCCCAGTATGGCCTGAGCAAAGAGGACCTAAAGGGTCATCTAGAGAGCTTCGTGGCCCGATCCCAAGAAGAAGACCGGGACTACAAGACCAAGAAGCAGAACGGCAAAACCAACGACCTGTGCGTTTACTGGAAGATTTGGTCTAAGACCGGATTCGGCCACACGCTCAAGGGATTCCCCAAAGAGTTTGCCGGGATGTTCGATGCCCTTGGTCAGAACTGCTATGTGGTTGTGGCAGAAGGCGTAGATTTCCCTTTGAATTGCCCCAAGGAAATAGCCCTTGAGCAGCCAGACGAGACGGGCCTTCCAAACAGCCTTTTCACCAAGAGCCGCTGGCCCATTCCCTACTACGCGGACATCAATGGCTGGCCTTTCACTCCGCTTCAGTTCCACAGAAAGCCGGGGTACATCTGGCCCATCTCCCATCTGAAGCCGGGTCTGAGTGAGCTTAAGTTCCTGAACTGGGCCATGTCCTTCTTGGCGGGCCGCATCATGGTGTCCTGCAAGACCATGGTGGGCGTGGCCAAGGCTGCCGGGGATGACATTAAAGACCAGATTCTCAAGCACGAAGAGTCTGGGTTTTCCCTTGTGGAACTCTCTGAAACGCTCGGACGGTCAGTCAACGACATTGTTTCAGTGTTTCAGATGCCCAACGTCTCGCAGGACGTATGGACCATTTTGCAAGCCGTCTCTGAGATGTTCGACAAAAGGGTCGGACTTACAGAGTTGGTCTATGGAATGACTCGCAACCAGTTTAGGTCAGCCGCAGAGGCACAGGTCAAGTCTGAGCAGATTTCAGTAAGGCCGGATGACATGGCCAATGTACTGGAAGACGCTATGTCCACCTTGTCTAGGAAAGAGGCCTTGGCTGCCCGTTGGCTCCTCCAGCCCCAAGACGTTGCCCCTATCCTTGGACCGCTTGGGGCTCAGGTGTGGAGCGGGATCATCCAGCAGATCGACGTTCACGGTCTTGCCCGGGAGTTTGACTACAGGATCGAGGCCGGTTCTGCCCGCAAGCCGAACAAGGCGGGCAGAGTCGAGCAGATGAACTTGGCCATGCAGAATCTTGGGCCACTTCTCCAAGGCCTCCTCCCCATGGGCCAAGTGGGCCCCATGAATGCCCTCCTGTCGGATTGGTGCAAGTCGCTCGACCTTGACCCCAAGCCGTACATGATCCCCGAGCCGCCCCCGCCGCCGCCTCCCGGCCCGCCACCCGGACCTCCAGCCGGTGAGAGCGGGGCTTCGCCCGAAGAGAGCGGCGGCGGGGCTCCCCCTCCTGAGCCACAGCAAATGCCACCGGAGTTTCAGTAATGCACGGAAACAGCGTAGACCCGGAACTGCGGTTTCCTTGCACGTTGGATTGGTGTCAGCACGGCCACTATCAGCGACATTTCCGCTGGAAGAAGTTGGAGGACTACATGAACAAACAATTCATGCCAATTGAAATCCTAAATGCCCCTGCCCACGTTCAGCAGCACTACATCAAGGTGCTTGCTATGGGCTATGGAGAGAGGTGGGCCACGATGGTGGCATTGCAGCAGCCCCCGGGCACCAAGGGCACCGACCGCGCCTTTCAAGAGGGCCGCCTTGCTGGCAACCAGTGGGACGAACTGCCTCCCCGTCAGGCCAAGAAGATGATCCGAGAGGCCAAGGCGGCAGGCATCAACATCTCTGGAAAGCAATATGTAAGCGGGTTGGCCAACAAGCTTGGGCATTGCGACCCTATGGCTTGGGTGTCTGATCTGTCTGATGTGAAGAGGGTTGCCAAGGCTAGGAACCTCAACGTCACGGGCATGGTCAACATGGAGGCCACCGAGCTTCCCGTCATCAGGCACGACCTGAACCCGCGAATCGCCAAGGAGCTTGCCAAGAAAGAGATCGCCAAAAACCCCAAGCTTTCTATGGCCGCTGCCCTTGAGAAGGTCAAAGAAAAGCACGCCCCCCGCTGGAAGAAGCCTGCACGCTGACGCCCCTGCCCGTACATAAAAGAGGTAGGAGCGTCCCATGTCTCTTCCAGCCATCCCCTGCCACTCGCCCTCGACTTTCTCCAACTGCGCCTCCGATGAGCGGGGCTACTGGAAAATCCGGGTACGGCAAGACACCGCAGAAAACTGGGCCAAGAACGACCCTGTTCTTGCCTCTGGTGAGTTTGGCTATGTGATTGGCTCTGCCAATCCGGGCCAGCTTCTGAAGATTGGCGACGGCACCCTGCGGTGGAGCCAGCTTCCTTGGCTCATGGCCACGGGTAACTCCGGGCCCCCGGGTCCAGTCGGCCCTCCCGGCGGGAACATGGCCCTGACCATTCAGGCCAACGAGCCAGCCGTTGCCCCTCTGGGTGACCTGTGGCTCCAGCCTGTTTCAGCCAGTTCAGCCAACCTGTTCATCTCCAACGGGTTTGACTGGATTTCGGCAGGCTCTGCGGGCGGTGCAGCGGGCACCATCGACACCACGGCATTCAGCTATGGCAACCCACCGTACACGGGCGGTGCCACATACATTCCGCCCAACTCCATTGCCGCCAATCCCAGCCCGGCGTACCCGCTTCAGGAGTACATCAACAGGCTGGAAGCTGCCCTGCGGAGCGGCCAGATCGCCAACTCAGGAAGCAGCACTGCCCTGTGGAGGCTGACGGTTGGCTCAAGCGTCACCATCGGCGGCCTTCTCAGCGTGGCTGGTGGCATCCGATACGGTGGAACCCTTGGGCCGATCACCAGAGCGGACGAGGAGCCCGAGTACACAGGCGGCTTTGAGCTTCCCCCTCCGACCCAAGACGGCTACCTCCGGGCCGATGCCGACGATAACAACTGGTACTTCCACGATCCGGTCATTGTCTCGGACACCCAGCCGCCGGAACCCCCGGTAGTTGGAACTCTCTGGGTCTATCCCGATGGTACGGCCCCTTCCGAGAACTTCAGCTTTGTCAACCCTCCGGTCTACGCCGACGCCCCCATAGTCGAGCAACCCAACGGGCTCTCCATTGGCCTGTCTCCAGACGGTCAGGAAATCCACCAGCCCTACATGGTTGGCGGTGTGAAAGTCCTCGTTGGCGGGAAGGCATACCTCCTGCCGCTTCTGGAAGCCCCGGCATTTGCCCCCGGGTCAGAGCCCACTCCCCTGTTCACCTACGACGATGACCCGATCACCCAGCAACTGAACGGCACCATCATCGGCATGAACGCTGATGGCACAGAGATCACCCAGCCCTACATGGTGGGTGGCATTGCCGTCATCGTCCAAGGCAAGCGTTATTTGTTGCCGGTTATTGAAGAATAAGGTAACGCTCAGTCCATGGTCATCGACATCAAAAAACTGCGACTGCAACAGAGGAACGCTCGTCCCGAGAACAGGGAGCGAAGGCGACTGTACTCACTGGCTAATAAAGAAAAGCACGCTGCGTACTCAAAGAAATGGCGGGAAGCCAACCCTGAACTGCGGAGAGCCTCCAAGCGCAGGTGGGAAAAGGCCAACCCAGAAAAACACGCCGAGTCCACCCGCCGCCAACACCGCGAATACATGAAGAAACGCAAGGCACAAGACCTAGACTTTCGGATTTGCGTCCAGTTGCGGGATAGGACAAGTCAAGCCATCAAGAACGAATCCAAAGCTGGCTCTGCCGTCCGAGATTTGGGCATGAGCAGTGCCGACTTCAAGCTACACATTGCGTCCCAGTTCAGCCCCGGAATGGAATGGGAAACGTGGGGCAGTTCCTTTGAGCTTGACCACATTTACCCCCTCGCTGGTGCCGACCTGAACGACCGTTGCCAATTCAAGGCCGTAGCCAACTGGCGTAACTACCAGCCCCTGACCCCCGAAGACAACAGCACGAAGGGCGACTCCATCACTGACGCTGCCCGTGAGCGGTTTGAGGTTCTCGCCAACTTTTTGGAGGTGATGTAATGCCCGCCCCAGCCCGTCCCGCCCCCATCAAGGTCATTGCTGACTCGACCCGCTTCGCAAACGGGATCGTGGGTGTCTACACGGACGCTGAAGTCGATGCTCTGCTTGCAAATCTGCCAGCAGGAGTTGGCGAACCCGCCATCACTGTCCACGCTGGGTCGCCCCCTGTGCCGCTCTCCGGTGACCCAACCCCGCAAGAGCTAGAAGACTCTTTTGCGGCCCTGTCCAATGGATTGCATTACTACCCAGACGGCGGGGCTCTTATTGCTGTCTTGCGTGGAGAATATCAGACAACCATTACGATCACTGGTGCCGTCAAGTCGGTTGCCCAGATCGTCAAGTCTTCGGCGGGCCTGCCCACTCCCGACAACCCGTCAATGGTTGTCACGCAGATGGCTGACGGGAAGTGGTTTAGGGTCAAGGGCGACAGGCGGGATCAGCCGTTTGGCGACCCGGAGATAGTTGACATCTTCAAGTTGGTCAGTGGCGGTGACCTGACGGCTCTGAATGCCTACTACACGGGGCTGGAGGTCGAGGCCCTACTGGCTCCGATCAAGAATGACATCGCAGCCTTGGCATCCAACCAAGGCCAACAGCCACAGCCGGTAGACCTTGACCTTATCAACAGCCAGTTGCAGAGCCTCGCCACCATCACCCAAGACGTGATGGACAAGGTGGACGCCAAGGCCGACAAGACCACGGTGGCAACTCTTAGCACCACCCTGATGAACTCCATCATGGAGGTGAAGGATGACGTTTACACCAAGTCCGAAGTCGATGACAAGCTGGAAGCCGACAAGGACTTCTCCATTGCCAACGACAACGTGCTTCTGGGTCAGATCACCTCCCTCCAAGAGATCGTGTCCAATCTGGGCACTGACATCGGAACTGGCCAGATCGACGTTCTGGATGCCATTCGGGACGTTGAGATTGAACCCTCAATGGTGTCGCTCACAGGGGATGCAAACTCCCCGATTGCGTGGAAGGGTGGCCTGTCCCTGACTCCGGTCAAAGAAGGTGACCACTGGCGGCTGAATTGGAATGACGGCAAGGCCATCCACACCCTTGTTCATGGCGACGAGTTCACTTCAGCCAATATCGTCGCCGCACTGGCTAGCCAAGACGTTTCGGTGGCGAACCTCCAGACCGGGGGGCTTGAACTCAACGAACTGTTTATGGGTGCTGCCGGTGACCGGCTCATCACTCAGGTGGCTGGTGGCTCCGAGAACACGGTTGCCTACCTGTCTGACCTATCTGGCTATGCCCCGATCTCCACGACCACGCTCATCACAACCCAGATTCAGGCACTGTTCGACAGCATCTACACCCGGGCAGAGAGCGATGATCGGTATGCGGCCAAGTCGGACAACAGCCAGAACCTTTTTGCCAAGACCATTGTGGCCCAAGCGGTTGGCTTTGGTGACTCAGCCCTAACCCCAGCCGCCCTGACCTATACCGATACCGGAGAAGGCTTTGGCCCACGGCTGGTGTTCGCGGTTGGCATGGTCAACGACTATGTGGCCCTGCGGAGTGACTTTGAGCCAATCAAGTCCCGCATAGACGCCCTTGAGAGCAAGGCCGAACCGGCTTCGGTTGATGCCTACACGAAGGCACAGGTTGATGCCAAGCTGGCTGCCATTAACCCGACCAGTGCCGCCAACATCAATGACCCTGCCTTGGCTGCTTTCAAGAAGTCTGTGCTTGATGAAGTGAAGTTGATGCTGGTGGGCGGCACGAAAATGCCACCGGCAGACATTGATTGGACACCGATCATCCGAATGGAGGGCGCGAAGGAAACAGCCTCAACGCAGATTGAAGCCCGAATGCTTGGCGGGTTCATCGAACTCAAGGGGACTTTGACGTTCAATGCTGGCAGCGGCGATTGGGTGCCGCTGCGACTGCCGCCACAGTTCCCGATGGCCGAAATTGAAGCGAAATACCCGCTTGCCATGCGGCTCGTTGGGTCTGCCGTTACCTATGGCTACTGCACCGTCAGCAACAAAAACCGCGACATCTATGTAAGTCCCGGCGCACGATCAAGCGAGGCGACATTTTCTGGCATTCGATGGAAGGCGGCGTACTGACAATGCAAAACCGAAAAGCCTTTACCCTCGTTGAGTTGCTGGTGGTCATTGCCATCATCGGCACCCTCGTTGGCTTTCTCCTCCCGGCCATTCAGGCTGCGAGGGAGTCGGCCCGCAGGACCACCTGCACCAACAACCTCAAGCAGTTGTCCTTGGCCTGCATCAGCCATGAATCGGCCCAAAAGACATTCCCAAGAGGCACCAAGTGCTATGACGGCAGCTATGCCAATCTGGCCAAGAAGAGCCCGGTGGTAGACGGGGATTTGCGCTGGCATCACGATCATGCCTTTTTGAGTTACGCCCTGCCCTACATTGAGTCAGAGGCCACCATCAAGAGGTTCGATCAGGACAAGAGCTTCACCAACGAGGCCAACAAAGAGGCCCGCAGGGGAATGCTTGCCTTGTCATTCATGGCCTGCCCTTCTGACATCGGACTCCAGAAGAACGAATGGGACTTGGATCGCTGGGCTAGGGTTCGCATGAACTACGTCTGCAACTACGGCAACACCAACTACGGTCAGGCCACCAAGTCCGGCGTTGCCCACGGCGGTGCCCCTTTCACTATGGTGGTGGGAGTCAAGCCCGCACAGGTCACAGACGGCCTCTCCAAGACGATGTTGCTGTCCGAAACAACTGTCACAGGCCCAGAGGACTCATGGCAGGGGCCACCTTCCGATGTGTCTTTTGCAAACGGCGGGCAAACATACACCGCATGGCTCATCCCTAATAGCACTGTCTGCGAAGAGACTGTTAGGTATCCGACTGCCCTGAACGGCAGGCCAGCCGGATGTACTACGCTGGAGGATTGGGAGTTGCAGGTGCTGTCAGCCCGCTCCAAGCACCCGGCTGGTGTGGTGATAGCGAACTGTGATGGGGCCACCCGGCTCGTTGCCAATCAAGTTGACCTTGCCGTCTGGCGGTCTGCCAGCACTGCCAAGGGCGGCGAAACACTGGTACTGGAATAAGACCATGGCATCACTCGCATATTGGAGCGGCACGAAGTGGGTCACCATCTCCACTGGTAGTGGTGGTGGTGGCAGTGGACTGCCCGGACCTCCCGGCCCCAAGGGGGACAAAGGTGACAAGGGAGAGGACGGCAAGTCCATCTCTGTCAGCAAGCAACCTTCCCAGCCTGCTACCGCAGAGATGGGCGACGTTTGGATTCAGGAACAACCCTAATAAGAAAGGTGATGGAAGATGGCCAATAACGCATACATCTACGACGGTACAAGGTGGGTCAGCATCGTTGGTCCCGAAGGCCCGGAAGGTCCCGAAGGTCCCAAGGGCGACCCGGGCGAGGACGGCAAGGACGGCAGTGGCGTAACCATCAAGGGAACGGCCACGGTCTATCCCCCATCTGCGACCCCCACTGCCGGTGATATGTACCTTGTCGATGACCCGGTTCCGGCTGGCTTTCCCCCCGGCACTCAGCCCGGCGACGGCCTCGTCTGGACCGGCACGGCTTGGGAAAACGTCGGTGCCATCCGTGGTCCTAAGGGCGAGCGCGGCGACAGGGGTGACAAGGGTGCTGACGGTGCCGATGGTGCCGATGGTGCCCCCGGCGTGGACGGTCAGGCCGGTGAGGATGGCAAATCCATCAAGGTCAGCGTCCAGAACTCCCAGCCTGCTACGGCAGCGGCGGGCGATGTCTGGATAGATCCCGCCTAAAGGGGGGGTATCGCTAACAAACCCCAAGAATCAGGGGGGTGCGCTGGTGGGAATGCCACCGCCCCCCTTGGAGGAAGAGCAATGAGAGATTGGTCGAAGTCCAGCCCGAAAGTCCACGTTACCGCCGAGCAACTCCGTGAGATGCACCATGATCGCCGGATGTCGTTCAAGGAAATGGGTGCCCAGCTTGGGTGCGGCAGGTCGCAAGTCCAGAGGCTAATGAAGAAGCACGGCATCGAAGCACTCCCCGTAAACCGTCCAGAAAGAAGTGCCAAGATCGCCGCCAAGCGGAAAGGCCAGTTCACCCCCATGCAGGCCAAGTGGTCTGGTCGCTCCTGCCTCAAGGTCACCGTGGACGGCAAGCGAGTTCAAGCCCACCGAGCAATGGCAGAAATGATCCTTGGCCGAAAGCTCACTGCGGACGAGACAGTCCACCACTGCGACAACGACCAAAAGAACAACAGCCCAGACAACCTGTGGGTGTTTCCAACCAAGGCAGATCACACCCGATACCACCGCACCGGAGAAGTCGCCATCGGCACCATGCCGCTGGGCGAGTTTGTCATGCGGGGCCCACAACCAGTCAGCAATAACAAGGTGGCATAGTGGCTAAAGACGTAAAAATCTATGACGGCTCCGATTGGCACTCCATCAAAGGCCCCAAGGGTGATGACGGAGCCAAGGGCGATGCTGGTGTGCCCGGACCAACGGCTGTTTCTGCGGACGCTGGCAATGTCCTAGAGGTAGGTGCCGATAGCCTCCTCAAGCTGGACCCCGCCAAGCTCGACTCCCGATTCGTCAACGTCACGGGCGACACGATGACCGGGCAGTTGAGGATTGAGGGGCCGTCCAGCCCCAACGGGCTTATGCACCTTGTAGGCGAAACGGCGGCTTTTACTGCCGAAAGCTACTCCAACACGGCATCCAGCGGAGCGATCTACCGTGCAAGGCGGGCGAGGGGAACATCTGCCGCACCGCTGGCCGTCCAAGCTGGCGACCGGATTCTCGGCCTGAGCCAAGCGGGCGCAAGGCAGGATGGCACCTTCCGCAATGCGGGCCTGTTTGCACTCAATGTCACGGACACGCCGCTCCCGACTGACAATGCGCTAAAGACTCATTGGCAGTTGTCGGCTGGCAATGGGCTGGGTACGGGCGTGAGTGTCATAGCGGAGTTCGGAATCAAGGGCTCCTTTCTCAACACCGAAGCCCTTGGCGTGAACCTCCTTGACCCGACTCACAATTTGGAAGTGGGCGGCGATACGATGTTACGCGGCCCGCTGGAAGTGGTGGGGGACATTACCAGCACAGGAACTGCCCACAACTTCGCTGCCGATAGCATCCTCGTTTCCGCCGTCAGTGGTGCCGTCAAAAAGACGGGCGACACCATGACGGGGCCGCTCAAGATCGAGGCACCCGCCGCTCCGAACGGATGGTTTCAAGCGGTCGGTGATGCTGCGTCATTCACGGGCGAGAGCTATTCAAACACAGCCACCAGCGGAGCTATTTATCGGTCGAGGCGGGCGAGGGGAACTGCGTCGGCACCGCTGGCCGTTCAAGCTGGGGATCGGATTTCCTCCATGAGCCAAATGGGCCAGCGTGGGGACGGAACATGGAGGAATTGCGGTGCGATTCTTCTTGATGTTTTGGACACGCCAGCCCCGACCGACAACACGATCAAGACGCGATGGATCATTCAAGCCGGAAACGGCTCTATCGTGACGCCGATTCTGGTTATGGAGGCCGGTTCGTCCTATTTCGCCTGTCCGCGCGTTGGCATTGGATCGGCCGTTCCAACTTGCCAGCTTGACGTTCTCGGTGACACGGCACTGCGTGGCAATGTTGATGTCACTGGCAACATCACAAGCACCGGCACGGCTCACTCGTTCGCCGCTGGCTCCATCCCCGCCCCCGCCGTTATCGGCGGCACGGCCAGCACCCCGACCGCTGGCACTGTGGCGGCATGGGGTTCGATGCGGTGGGATGAAAACTTCCTCTACATCCGCACCGGAACAGGCTGGAAAAAAGTAGCCCTCTCAGCCCTCTAGGAGTTAACCATGACCGACGAGATTGATCGAGAAGTTGCCGACACTGAAGCCATGCTTGCCGAACTGAAGAAACGTCAGGCCGAAGAGGCAAAAATAACTGCCGTTCAGGACGCAGCACTTGCGAAAGTTCGTGCTGAATGTGCAGCGGCCCGTGCCGGACATTCAATTGACGAGGAGTGACCATGGTCTTTTCCCCCAGCACCTGCGAGCCCAAGCCCCAGACCTCTCCATTCAGGATGGTGAGCCGTCCTGCTATTGAGTGGTCTACGATCAACCCTGTGCTTGGGCTGGGGGAATGTGCCCATGAAACTGACACTGGCCGATTCAAGGTTGGTGACGGCAAGACTCCCTATAAGAACCTCGCCTACCAGATGAGCATTGGGGTTCCGGGCGAGCCGGGTCCAGTGGGCTCAGACGGACCTCCGGGCCCCCCGGGCCCTCGCGGCGAACGTGGTGAACAGGGTCCTGTCGGAGCGGCTGGTCCTGCCACGGTTCTCCAGATTGGGACGGTTGCATCTGGGCCAATTCCCAGCGTCACTCTGGTGGGCAATGCTCCCTTGCAGACTCTGAACTGGGTCATCCCCAAGGGTGAGAAGGGTGATGCCGGGGCCACCAACTCCTTGAAGATTGGCACGGTGGTGGCGGGCATCAACCCTGCCGCAACGATCACCGGAAATGCCCCCGATCAGACCCTCAATCTGGTGCTGCCAAGAGGCGAGAAGGGTGATGCCGGTGCGCAGGGGACCCCGGGTGTCAAGGGTGACCGTGGTGACGTAGGGCCCAAGGGGGACACCGGCGCAGGTGCTGTCATCAAGGGAACCGCCAGTGCCTATCCGCCCGTAGCGAACCCTGTAGTCAACGACCTCTACATCTTGGGCAGTGCCGCCTCCCTGACTGGTGCCCCTGCCTCCAGCGTTGGTCCTGCATCTGTTGGTGATGGCGTGGTGTGGACTGGGACTAGCTGGGTCAACGTCGGCCCGCTGCGAGGCTCCCAAGGTATTCAGGGTAACGTCGGCCCTTCTGGTCCGGCTGGCCCCGCCGGTCCTGCCACCACCCTTGCCATCGGGGCTGTGTCAGCGGGCACTATTGCTCAGGCATCGCTGACGGGCACGGCTCCCAACCAGACCTTGAACTTGGTCCTGCCCAAAGGTGATGCCGGTGTGGCCGGGCCCAAGGGGGATGCTGGTGCGGTTGGCCCGGCTGGCCCGCCCAACTCGCTCACTGTCGGAACGGTCACCCAAGGCGTGGCTGGAAGTGCCCCCACTGTGACCATTACCGGAGTGGCCCCGGCCCAGACCATCTCGTTCCGGTTCCCGGTTCCCGCCGACCCGGCTGTCAACAAGCTCTCGATTGGCACGGTGACTCAAGGTGGTGTCCCCAGTGCCACGATCACCGGGACGCCCCCGAATCAGATACTCAATCTGGTGCTGCCTAATCCGCAGGTCACGCAGTCCACTTCGTTCTCGGTCAACCCTGTCAACGCCTCTGGGTTTGTAGGCGAGTCTGTTTCATTTACGGCCACCGCCCAATCCACAGAAGGCCCTCTGGTCTACAAGTGGCAGGTGTCAAACGACAACGGGGCGACCTTCGCCGACATTACCGGGGCTGGCACAAACACCTACACATTCACCCCTGTTCTTGCAGATTCTGGGAAGCGGTACAGGTGTGTTGCTACCACTCCCACGCTGGGGCCCACTTACAGCCTGATTGCAACACTGACTGTCACGGTCAGGCCCATTCCAGATGGCTCGTCGTGGCGAGCCGGGGTCGCAAATGGCTCAGGATACATCGAGTTCCTCAATGGCCTGTTCATTGCTGGCAACGGACGTTGGTCTACGGACGGTGCCGAATGGACGAACGCAATGCCGACAGGAATCGATCTGTTTCATCGCGGAGCTTTCGGGAACGGAACGTGGGTTGCTGGCAAGAGAGTGCCAGCGGAGTTCGTGACCGGCCTCAGCACAAGGCCCGAATACTTTGTTGCCTGCACTAGTGCTGACGGCAAAAACTGGACTGCAAGAGAGTCCTTCAGTTTGTTTGGCGGAAATCTTTTGGGATCACAAAACGCAATCTTTGGATACGGATTTGGAAAGTTTGTCTGCTTCTACAGCACAGAAAGAAACTACTACGTCCAAGGGTCCACCGTTGTCCGAAAGCTAAATGTAATTGTTGCTATGTGGAGTTCTGACGGGATCACTTGGAACAACTGCCCTGCCATTACCGGAATGGTGACAGGAAACTCGCCGCTAAATACCGCTGCAACGGGCTTTACGGCAACGGCACAGGCCAATGCCTTTACGAGAATGACCTCCGTGGCCACAGGCACCGGCAACAGCCCGCTCATGGTAGCCACCGGATTGATAGTGTCAGGCGCAACGAACCAATACTTAGCCAGTGCCGATGGAATCACTTGGGTTCTGAAAACTTTCCCAGCGTTTGTTGCCGTGCAGGACGTTGCTTTTGGTGCCACTAACTTTGTGGCTGTCGGAACGGGCGGTGTCTGCTTCCGCACAGCTACGCCAGCAACTCCGCTTACCACCGCAAGCATTGCTTTCTCGGTTGCCAATATGCCAGCAACTGCAAGCTGGAGTGGCATCACCTATGGAAACGGCAAGTTCGTGGCAGTGGCAAACGGATCGGCCACGGCAGCTAACTCCGTTGACGGGGCTACATGGGCACAGAAGACCCTGCCGAGCAGTTCTTTGTGGGATGGCGTGGCGTTCGGCAACAACAGGTTTATTGCGTCAGCCGCCGCTGGCACCACCACTGCCGCCACCGCCATCAGTGATTAGGAGTCCCCATGTACACAGCACTCGATGCTTGCCAGTACCTCATGGACTCCGTTGGTGGCGGTGCCCAAGACCAAGAACACCGGGTCCTGCGGCAGTCGATCTTCCATGCCTACCGGGACTTGGTGGCCGTCAGGGATTGGCGGTGGTATCAGGCCGAAGAGGAAATCAGCCTGTGCTGCCAGAACACAGTCTCCCGACATACCCTGCCGTGGGGCGTCCAATCCATAGATGCCTTCATGCTGCCCCAGACCGGGGTGGTGGCTGACTACCTGCGGCCTACTGAATGGACGCGATTGATCGAGTCCCAGTTCCGGGGGTTTGCCCGGATTGCTTGGACGATCCTGCCCTCGACCCTCCTGCCGGACAGGTTCGACCTGTGCGTTTTCAATGGGTGGGCGGGTGACAACACTGCCACCGTGACCTATCGCCGTCGCCCCCGTGACCTCCGTTTCACGGGCTGGGAGCCACAGGCCAGAAACGGCACGATTTCTTGGGATGGGGTGGATGTGGACGGTGACGGCACCACCTTTACCAACTTGATGGTGGGCAGTGTGATCCGCGTTTCGGCTGACCCAAAGCGGCACCCAGAGCCCCTCACCGGGATGAACGCCTACTCGGACGAGGGCCTGATCTACGGGATCAACAACGGCAACTCCCTTTACGCCCGCAGTCCAGCCGGTGACATGAAGTATCAGGCGGGCACCAAGTTCGTCATTACCGACTACTTGGACTTGTCTCCCGGGATGTACACGGCCTTGTTGAGCGGCGCAGAAGTCTGGCTGGCTAGGCTGATGGGCAAGAACATCGAGGGGGCCACCGGCATCTACGGGCGTGACCTCCGCATGGCCTTTGAGTCTGACGCCATGGCTCCGCTCTCTGGAAGACGGGACAACGGTGGGAATGGGTATGGCGGCGGGTACTACGCCATGTGGTATCTCCGACCGGGTGTTGACCAAGGCGTCCCCTCTCGCCCCTTTGGTGGCCCAAATGCTCAAGGAACCTGCCCAATCCCGGCAGAGGTCTTTGGCGGCTCCTCCAGTTCCTCGTTTGATGACTGCGGGGCTCCCCAGTGAGGATCAACCAGTTCAAGGGCTGGGCCCCTGCCTTCTCTCGATACCTCTTGCCAGTTGGCGGTGCGGTCGAGCAGGTCAATGCCACCTGCCTGACGCCGGGGCAACTCACCATTCGGGGCGGCAGCAAGAAGATCGCCAGCACCCAAGACAGAATGATCGAAATGTGGGGCCTCTCGGTCGGCTCCACTCAGACCGATGTGATCCTCGCCCAAGACGATGACGGCAAGATCGTCCAGTTCTCTGGGATCGGGGGCACGGTCACCCAGAAGACTCTCTACACAGGGCAGTTCTCTGGCCAGCACCCCGTGTCGTTTTCTCAGGGCAGGCGAGGGGAAATCTATTTGTATCAGGGCTTTGGCCGCAGAGGGCTGGTCAGAACCTCTGATGGCAAGGTCCGTCCAGTAGGGCTCGATGCCCCGGCCACCAAGCCCACGGTGGTGATCGACTCCACGGTCAGCTACTACTTGGCCAGAATCGACATCATCGATGCTGGCAATGGCTACAACATCCCGCCCTCTGTCTACATTGGCGAGCCCGGATTGGGAGGTCGGCAGGCCAAGGCCATCACCAGAATTGCCGATGCCCAAGTCTCGGAGATCGAGGTCACTGACGGTGGCTCGGGCTACACCAAGGCCCCGTGCGTCAAGCTCACCGACACCCCCAACGGCCCTGCCACTGGAACAGGTGCGGCTGCGGCACTGGAGCTAGAGACTGGCTGTGCCAATGGCGACCCGGAGACTGGCATCGTCTATTGGGAGATCAGCCAACTACCCACTTGGTTCTGGCTGTGCTTGAGCGAGTACGCCCGGGAAGGCAAGGGGATCATCGTGCCAGCAGTGGGTGGTTCTGGCACAGGGGCCAAGGCAATCTTTTGGATCGACGGCCTCTATGACGGCAACTGCTACAAGCAAAACTCAGACGGCACAGACCTAGAGAACTTCGGGGTGCGTGTTCAGGTCTACGACTTTGGTCAAGGCTACAAGCCAGACGATGTGGTCACCGCCACCATCAAGACGGCTGGGGCTTTTCAGGCTGGATTTGGGTTTAACGGCCCCCGCTGCGACACGGTGCAGCAGTGCCAAGTCAAGGCCGAAGGGATTGGGCTCTACCACCCCAAGGCCCCCGACAAGCTGACCATCATTGACTCCAATTCGTACAAGCAGCGGAAGCTCAAGACCGTCATCACCAAGGGCGGCTCGGGCTACCTGACACCGCCGACGTTCGTGACTGAAGATGGCGACATCATCAACACGGAAGTGGATTGCAACGGCTCGGTCACCAAGCTCAAGGTGGCCCAGCCCAACAAGCTCTACTTGTTTCCCCCCAGACTGCTAGACACCAGCGGGGATGTGGGCGGGGCTACTGCACTTGCGATTGTCCGGCCCAACTTCCGGGGCAAGTACCAGTGTTACTACCGCTATGTGGATGAGAGCCTCACCAAGGAGCAGGGTGGGCCGATCTACTCCAACCTGTCTCCGCTCACAGAGGTGGACTGCGGGGAAGCGGCGAAGAAGCTGACTTGGAGCAACCTGCCGTCTGCGGCTCAGGCCACCCATGTGGAGCTTTGGCGGTCCACCAGCAATCAGGCGACCACCCTGTTCCGCGTGGCCAAGCTGCCCATCGGCACAGACTCCTATGTGGATGAGCTTTCGGACTACGACCTGACCAATGCCGACCGCAAGGACTTTGAAGGCCAGCCGATCCTGTTGTCAGACGGGCGGCTGAACATGAACCGCTACGGGGTGGCCAGCACCGACTTTGCCGTGGGCGTGATCTTCCAAGACAGGACGTTCTTGGGGGTGGACACAACCGGCAAGCGGCCCAACACCTTGCTCTACTCAGAAGCCGACGCCCCAGAAGCTATCCCAGAGATCAACGAGCTAGTCTTGCAGACCAACCTGCGAGACACCGACTACATCACAGCTCTGATTCCCTATGCGGGAGCCCTGATGGTGATGCAGTCCCGGCACTGCCACCGGCTGAACTTCGTGAACCGCCCTGAACTCGATGCCACCTCCTCTTTGGTGGCCTACCGGGGCTGCCTAAACCAGAGATGCTGGGACATCTGGCTCGGGACCGCCTACATTGCCGACGATTGCGGGTTCTACACCCTTGATCCGCAGGGTCAGGTAGAGGACATCTCGGCTGCCATCTCGACCTTGTTCCGCACCAACACCGACCCGACCCAGCCGACCATCGACTTTGCCAAGCGGGAGTGGTTCTTCGTCCGGGCCGACAAGGATCAGGGCTTGATCCGGTTCCATGTCAGCTTCACCGGGGACGAGGGTACGTTCCCCACCCGGCAGATCGTCTACGACCCGGACTCCAAGACTTATTGGCTAGAGCAATACCCCTATGTTTTCTCGGCAGCCACTCAGGTGCGGGCCAGCGACGGCTCTATCCAGATGGTCACGGCCAGCGAAGAGGCCCTCCACATTTTCTCTGTGGGCCTGACCGATGACGGCATCCCCGTGGACTACTCGTTCCGCACTGGGCACATGGCCTACGAAACAGACGAAACTGCCAAGAACGGGGGCCAGCAGCAGAGCCGGAATGTCTCGGTGGTCTACCGGCCAACGGACTCTAGCTCCGTATTGAAACTGGCCAATTACTACAACGGCTCCAATACCCCCAGAGCCAACGTGGCCATGAGGGATCGAGGGGTAGGTTTTGTCCACCAGACAGACGAGCCTGCCGCCACAGTGGATATGGTCAAGCTGCCCCACCAAGAGGCCGAGTCCCATGGTGTTGCTAAGGCCCTGTTTGCAGGCAAGACCATCACCGACTTCTACGGGTCCGACTCCCATGTCTCGATCAAGCTCTACGGCCAACAGACCGACGCCGGGCCCGTGGTCATCCACCAGATCGACGTAGCCGGGGTAGCTGCCAGCGGAGGTGACTGATGGCTATTAGCCAGCGGGCGGCACAGGAAATAGCCAGCCTCCTGATTCAGGGCGGCATCCCAGCAGGCCATGCCACCGACATCGGCCAGCGGCTCCTGTCTCTGGCGGGCTCGTCCTCCTCGTCATCGTCCTCTAGCTCAGACGAGCAGAGGGTGATCGACTCCAGCACCGCCCGGTCTAGCAGGTTCAGAAACCAGTTCCGGCAACCCGAACAGCCAGCCCAAGTAGGTGAGGCCGGGAAGGATGGCATCGCAGGCCAAGCCGGATGGGAGGGCACAGCAGGCAAGGATGGAACCAGCGGCGTGGATGGCCAAGCTGGCACTGCGGGCGAGGCTGGTGCTGCCGGGGAAGCCGGGGCAGCAGGTGCAGCCGGTGCTGGGATCGACCCCCGGCTGGTGAACAACATTCTCAGGCGGCTGCGGGACCTAGAGCAAAAGGACCCGGGCGAGCCCAAGTGCGACAACTTCCAAGCCTTCGGTCAGTCCAGCCTGTGCAACATCGTCAAGCAGCAGGCCAAGGAGTTGGGCCGGGTCAAGGAGCGGCTCGACAGCATTGAAAAAACACTGAAGGCCCTCGACCGGCGGCTGGAGGCCATCGAGAAGTTCATGCCCCCGCAGGAATGCCTGTGAAGACCTTCCTGAAACGGGACGGCAGGCTCATCGCCAAAAATGGCAAGTTCGTGGTGGCTGACAACCCAGCCGACTGCGAATGCTGCGAGCCCCCGTGCGGGGTGTCAGCCAGTTCCGGTGGTCAGGGCGTGACGGTCACTGACTACGCCATGCCAACGCGAGGTGGGGATGTGGAGTTCCGTTACGACTCCTTTGGAATCCCTGACGCCTACAAAATCGAGGGCGGCGGGCAGGTCTTCATCGACACCGGGCCGGTTTCAGGACAGGGGACTCGGACGTTCAACAAGCCACAGGGGCTAAAGAAGGTAACCGTGACTGTTACCGGGCCCCAAGGAACGGCATGGCGGTACTTCCTTGGATGCCCCCCGGAAACCCGGGATGGGGATAACCCACTCCCATGATTACCTGCCACAAGAAGCACCTGATCGCCCGCTGCAACGAGCGGGGCTACTTGCTATCAGAGGCAATGCCGTGCGTGGTCAAGCAGGACGGCCCGTACTGGACAATCGACACCAGTCACCCGAGTTACCCGCATGACAGGGAGCCCCAGCCCTGCAAAGCCGGGACCGCCCTCAAGTCTTTGCTAGGGCGGGTTGGCATTACCTCAACCCCTGACTGTAGCTGTGACGCCAAGGCAGCCCACATGGACATGATGGGATGCCCATGGGTTAGGGAGAACCTAGACATGGTGGTGGAATGGCTAGAGGAAGAGGCCATCAAGAGGGGCCTGCCGTTTTGCCGCATGGCAGGCAAGGCTCTGGTGAGGCTGGCGGTGAGGCTGGCTGAAACAAAAGCCAATGTCCCGCCCGGTCAGGGGTCGGTACATAAATGAGATAGGCGAGGACCATTCTCATGGCATTCAACAAATTCTTGGCGTACAGGTCGCAGGGCGTTAATCCGTCCATGTACAGCGACAACCGGCAAGAAGCCATGAGGATGATGGACGAGGACATGGCCGCCCGGTGGGACAAAGACCGGAACGGCTTTCAGCAGGCCATGCTCCGTCAGGCCCAGCAAGAGCGGCAAGGCAGGCTAGGCGAGGCTGCCCCAGAGGAAACCAAGAAGGACCAGCCCGCACCGCAGCAGCCAGCCCAGCAGCCCGCCCCCCACGGCAATGCCATGGGAGGTGCCCCTATTCGGTGGCCCGGGATGCACCCAGCCCATCACTTTGGTGCGCTCCAGAACATGGTTGCCTCCACCAATCAGGCTTGGGCTAACGAGATGGACTCCAGAAGGGAGCAGGCCGAAGCGGAGCGGTCACGGCAACACGCATACGAAATGCAGTCTCTGGAGCAGCAGCAGAACAACTACCAGCAAGCTAGCCAGCAAGAGTCCGCTCAGTTGGAAAACTCGGCTAGGCAGGCCAGAAACCGCAGCCTTCTCGGGGCGGCGGGACTAGGTGGAGTCACTGTGCGGTCGGACGGTCGCGGGAACACCAGCCGCAGCCGACATCCGTTTGGCCGCAGCCCCTTTGCACGCTCACTACTGGGTGATTAATGGCATCTTTTGCCGCACAACAACCCGGAGCCCCTCGCTCAAACGTCCAGACCAACGGTCAGGCTGTTAATCCGGCCAGCCTTTTGTCTGGCCTCACGCGAGAGTCACAAGTGAACGCCAACACCGGGACCGCTACCGGAGATCGGGCCGTTCAGGACTACGCCAAGGGGATGCTGTATGCCAACCGTGCAGCACTAGGCCGAAGCTCGGCCACTCAGAACGCGAAGACGAACATGGAACGAATGAGCCAAGGGGAGCAAATGAATCAGGCGTGGAGCCAAGCTCAGATGAACAGATTCAAGAGCATGTCTCAGCAGAAGTCCCAGCAATCTTCCCTTGCCCAAAGCCTTTTAGCTCAACAGATCGGTCTCAATTCTCAGTGGCAAACTAGCGTCTTGGGGATGATGAGATGATCGGTGCCAGCCAAACTCCATTCCGAATCAAGCCGCCTCGATTGCTGGCCGACTCTGCCACCGAGAGCATGGCCAACAACGTCTACGCCTCAACGCTCCAGCAGGGCCAGACCAAGGGCTACGACGCTCAATTCCAGAACGCTGGCAAGGGCTTCTCTGTCGGCAGCAAAGACCGGATGTTTGCCGACCAGCAGCGGGCAGCCGGTGCAGCCGAAGGGGCCCAAGCAGCAGCCTCAATTCGTGCCGATGACCAGCAGTTCAACGAGTCCCAAAAGAATGCGCATCAGATGCTCAGGGACCAAGCTCTTGTCTTTGACAAAAACCAAGCCACTGAGCGTAACAACGCCAACTTCCAAAGAATGTTTGCCAACCGTCAGGGCAAATCAGAGATAGCAATGGCCCGCCAAAGGGCTGCCATGAACCTTCGTCTTGCACTCATGTCCCAAGGACTTGATTAAAGGATCGCACGATGAGTCACGTTGTAGGACTGGACCTTGAAGACCTGAGCCCCGCCCAGCTTCGCAAGTTGCTGAGGCACACCATGCGGAACTCCATGCCCAAGGGCAAGCGTCCACCCGAGGATGACAACGACGAAGACGATGCCGATGACGAGGAGAACGAAGACCTCGTTGACCTGCACCGGGAGAAGAAGGGCGACTCTAAGCCGCCCAAGGTAACGAAAGACGATCTGCCCAAAGACTCCAAGCTGGACAAAGAGGAAGACTGATGACCCTCCCGAAGAAGCCTAGCTCTGCCGGTCGCATCCCCTCGCTCATTGCAGCTAAGAAGGGGACTCGGGTGATCAACGGCAAGACCTTTGACATCCCCAAGGTCGATCTCGTTCGTGCCATGTTCAAGGGCTCGGATGCAGACCGTGCTGCCCTGCGGGAAATGTGGGGCCAGCTAGAGCCCAGCCAGAAGCAAGAGCTTGCCATCTCCATGGCCAACGAGATGCCCAGTGCCACCCTGAAAGAGGGTGCCCAGCGCGGGCTTGGCGACACTCTGAGTTTTGAAGGCAAGGAAATCCTCGACTACATGAGGGGCGTTGACCTGCCCCCAGAGCGGATTGCTGTCTTGTCTGGTGACGAAGCTGCTGGAGGCAGGAAGGGGAGCGACAGTTCCGCAGGTTCTGTTGTGGATGGCAACAAGGAGCCGGGTGCTGTAGACGAAAGCATTAGGGATGCTGGCGATGAGGGTGCCACGGACGAGGTTTCGACCGAGGAGCCCTCTGATGACACCCGCCCTACCATGCAGCGGCGCAAGCTGCCGGACGGCATGGACCCTGACGCGCTGGGGCTCAAAGACCCTAACTCAGAGAAGTCCACCTCCAAGATAAGCAAGCAGACCCCGCTCCACTCCCAAAGAACAGTTTCGATTGTCGAGGTGCCGGGCCCAGACGGCAAGCCCCAAAAGACCGTGCTTGTCGAAACAGAGGGGAGATACTCTGACCCGGACATGGCCCGCGTCCGCAAGGCCGAAAGTGGCAAAGACCCGGGCGGCATGGAGAGGGTCAAGACATACAAAGACCCAGAGACCGGCGTCAGTGGCCAAGGCTACTCCGGTCGTGGCCCAGCCGACATGACGGAGCGGGCCCCGAATGACGTATACAACGACACCTTCAGGCAAATCCTTGAGGGCACCCGTGGGGAAGCCGACCGCATTGGCTCCATGTATGAGGCTCTCCGCAACAACGACAACTTCCACGAAGACCCCCGCGTTGCTTTTCAGAGCCCACGCCAAATGGCAGAGGCCCTCTGGAGGAACGCTGATCAAGTCTCTTTCTTGGAAGCCCGCAATCCCGTCAGCCCTCTGGACCGCAGGCGGCTAACTGGCGACATCGAGAGCGAGAATGTTGGCAGCCGATACCTTGGCCTGCCCGACACCACTCCGGGCCAAGCTGCCCGCATGGCTCAAGAAGCCGGGATGCCAACCGACAACACCAAGCTTCGATCCCGAGCCGAAGAGGACATCCTTCAGACCATCGAGAAGGAGGTGGCTCTCAGGTACGGTGGCTCTGGCTGGGGCCGCAAGTATGACGAAGCTGGCAACCTCGTTGAGCCGGGGATTGGCGAATCCAACACGCCCAGCAACATGCCCGCCGTCACCTCCGAGGGGCCGAGCAGGCTCCCCGAGCAGTCGGCAGATCAGGGCCTGTGGCAGCCAGAGCCCGACGATCCCATGTACGACAGGGTTCAGGAGTTTCGCCAAGCTGCTTACCGGCAGGGTACGCAAGACCGTGTTGGCGGCTTGCCCATGGACAATCCCGGCACCCCCGAGGGTTCGTCCAAGTCATCTGGATTCCGAGAAAAGCCAGACAACCGCAGCCCCGCACAAATCGAACGGGACAATGCTGACAAGCAGGCCGCATGGGAGGGCCGCCGCAACTCCGCAGCGGATCGGTTCAACTCCTACTCCAAAGACAAGAACATGCAGGGGGTCATTAAGACCCGACGCACAGCCCGAGAAGTGCAGGCTGACATCAATGATGCCCATGACCGTGGTGCTGATGACGCCTACATTGCCGGTCTTCAGGAGGAATTGAGGCAGGCCAAGATTCTCGACGGCATCACCAGCAGGATTGAAAACGTCCGGGCAAAGAGCGATCCCGCCCAGCCCACGCAAGTTGGCACAGAGGATGACGGTCAGGCTGTTAGCACCAGAGGCCGACAAGGCAGAAGGGCCGACCCACACAAGGACATGAAGGACAGGGTTCGTCTCATGGCTGAACAAGCCCGTGACGGACAGAAGGCCCCGCCCAAAGAAAATAATGCCGATGTGGCTGTGTCGGAAGATACGGTCAATCAGATGCTTGAAGAAGGACGCCCCGGCTCCATTGACGATCCAGACAGCCCCGACTACATCCCGCCTGTCAATGCAATGGGCGAGCCGGACGGAGGCCTGTCTGGCCCGCCAGAGCGAGCCCCCGCCCCAAGAAGCACTCCTTCTGCGGCAGCGGCAGACAATGCCACCCCTGAGGATTTGGCTCTTGAGGCATCGGCTACCGAGATCACCCCAGACCCAGTGCCTGAACCAGACGCACCGGCTACGCCAGACATCACGGCTTCTCCCGACGAGCCGGAAGTGCCACGAACTCCAGAAGAGACAGTAACGCCCGACCCCAGCACTAAGGTGGACGAGGCTACTGTTGCCGCTGATGCTGATCCGAAGTCCACAACGAAACCCACAGCAAAGCCCAAGCAGACTTGGGGCAGAAGGCTTGGCCAAGTTGCGGGTCTGGCGGCACCAACCATTGGCGTTGGTCTGATCCTCAGGGCCATGCTGGGATCGGGTGGCAGTGCTGGTCTTGCCCAGCCTATCGGCAGTGCCGCCAATGCCGCACCGCCAGAAGACGAACTTGGGCTTGGAGGCGGCAAGGGGGGGATGCCAATGGCGTCACCGTATCCGGCTGGCGACAGCTTTACCCCAATGAGTTCTGCCGACCGAATCAAGCTCATGCAGCAAATGAATAGCTGGCAGCCAAGCTCAGGCACCCAAACAGCACAGAGTTGGAGACACTAATGGACGGCACTTCCCAGTCTATTGACCGCATTCGCCGTGCCCGTAAGTCTGGCCAAGAAATGATGGCCGACGTTGAGCGGCTGCCTTGGCAGCTTGACCCGCATCACACTGTCACTACGCCCCATGCTGCGGGTGATACTGATGTGCCGCTGCCTGTTGCCAATCCACTCTGGCCGCGACGAGAGCCCGACCTACAGGCCGCACGCGAGGCCCAGTACCCAGAAGTAGACCCCGCCCCCGGCGAGGAAAGCCCACACAGGCAATACAGATTTCTTGATGACGTTGCCAGCGGCAGCCGTGGCGTTGACAACCGACGCTCCTTGGAAGAGGACGGGCTCGACAATCCTCTGGAGCAAGATGCCCAATACAGGGACCAGTCCGGCCTGTCACAGCAGGACTGGGAGGTTTCCGGCGGCATGACTGGCAGAGAGCGCATGAAGGCCATGTCCGATCAGGCTATAGCTGCCGACAAGGCCAAGTTCGCCCAAGGGGAGGCCGTTGCTAAAAGAAGGGCTGCCGTCCGAGAGCGGAGCAACCAAGAGTATGAAGAGTGGATGGCTGGCAGGCCCGAGCGGATGGCACAGGCCGAGAAGGAGCGAGAGGCTCTCCTGACCAAGAAGCGTGAAGAAACCCAGAGGCAGAACGCCGCTGACTCCGAGGCTGCATTTGAAGCAGGTATCAGTGCTGACCTTTCGACAGACCCAAATTTCACCTTTGATCCAGTTCAAAAGAGAGCAGACCTTGCAGCCACCGAAGAAAACAGGGATGTGAAAAGGGCTGCCGAGTATGACCAAGAGATTTTTGAAGATGACTATGGGAATGACCCTATTGAGTCAACGCCCATGGAGGCCCCGCTGCCCGGAGAAGAGACCCTTCCTCCCTCAGTTGCTGGCTGGGCACAGAGAAGAGCCGAGCGTGGTCAGGGCGGTCTCAATGCACTGAGGGCTCGATACCACAAAGAAGTTCCCGAAGACGCCAGAACCGGGGGGATGCACACTTTTGAGGACTGGCTTGCCCGCAATGGCATTAAGCCCGACATGCCGGTCGCAGAAGCCATGCCGATACTGAACAAACTGTCTCCAATGAACGCCGATCATGTTGGCAGGCGGCGAGAGCAGTACGTCAGCACCATGATGAAGCGTCATGCGGATGAGCTTAAAGCCCGTGGCATTACCCGCGATCAACTGTTGCAGGCCTATGACTACGGTGTCTCGTCAGACCAGAGCGGCGACCCGATCTTGGCTGGCTCCCGTGCCGCCAACAAGATGATAGTCAACGGCCTGAAAGACGGACGCGACCAGCAGATTGCAATCAACCACAACAAGCGGGTTGACGCACGAAACCGTGCCCGAGACTTTGGTGTGCCGCTTGGTGCAGTCCAGTTCTTTGACTCACTCCAAGCCGCCAAGACCCCGGAGGAGAGGGCCAACATTTTCGCTCTGGCCCACCGGGCTCAACCCATGATGGGCTGGGACAAGATGGCTGGCCTGCTCATGAAGGGCGAGATCGACAACGATGCCCTGACTCAGTGGGCACAGAGCATGGGCGGGAATGCCAAGCCTAATCCACTGGATCAGGTCGGGCAGAACGGACAGGCTATTGCCAGCGGGCCGCTAACCGCCTCCACCATGGCCATGGCCAAAGCCGAGGTGCAGAGGGAGATGCCAAACGCAAAGCCCGCCGAACAGAAGGCTGCCCTTGCAAACAAGATGCTGCCAGCTATTCGGAATCACATTGCTAGCGGTCAGCCTCTGGGCATCGAGAACATCACGCAGGCTGCCATGGTCTTGTCTGATGACCCGGCTGACTTTGCTTACCAGATTGGGCTTCCCGCCAACGACCCGAGGGTGGGCCAGCTTTACCAGCAGATTCATGGCAAACCTATTCCTAGGGGCTGGGCTGGCACATTCAACTCAATCGGCCAGTGGTTCGACCGATTTGCGGCCCCCGGTGCCGCTCAAGCTGCCCAGCCCGGAGCAATCCCGCCCGAGGTCAAGGCGTGGGGTGGAGGAGCCTAATTGGACCCGTTTGCCTACCCCGGGTTCTCGGACAAACCCAAGAAACCAATCATTGGGTACGGGCAGCAGTACGGCCTGACATACAACGGCTTTGATGAGGACGTTCAGAAGGAGCAGTTGTCTCTCCCTGAACGGAACGAACTCCTAGACACCCTTTCCGACTACGGTGCCCCGGCTGTCAGCGGTCTGTTTGACGGACTGGACTGGCTGGGGTCTCAGGCACGGTCTGCTATCACAGGCAAGGAAGACGCCAGCGAGGAAGACGTTCTGAAGGCTGCCGGTCTGCTCCCATCTGAAGAAGCATTGGGTGGGTGGGGCAGGCCGATTGCCAAGATTGCGGCTGGCATTGCAACTGACCCGCTGACATACACCGGGCTTGGGGCTCTTGGCAGTGCTGCCACGCAGGCCGGTAAGGCAGCCAAGGCGGCTGGGTTTCTTGATGATGCCGCCCGTGCTGCTAGCCGAACCCAAGTAGACAACATCATCAGTGGTGCAGCCAAGGTGGATGACCTTAGCTGGATAGGCAAGAGGGCACAGAAGCAGTTCCTTGATGACACTGGCACCGACATCACCAGACTGAGCGACGAGGACCTGTTTGCCAGACCGCTCATTGGTCAGGGTCAGGCCCGCCGAGACATGACACTGGGCGAGTTGTTAGAACGCCAGAGAGACTGGGGTCAGGCCCATTACGACGAGTCCTTTGAGAACCTTCAGGACTTCTTTGCCCGCAACGGCGGCGACCTTGCCTCTCTTCAGGACACCAAGCTCACTAACGACATCAACTTCGGCCTGCCTTCTTATGGCTGGAACGTGGGATTTAACGTGCCGCTGGGTGAGTCGGCCATGAAGGCTGCCGATGCTGCGGGCGATCTCTTTAGGTGGAGTGCCCCGGGCCGGTATGCCCACGCTGCTTTTGACCAGAGCGTCCACGGTGCCACTCAGGCCGCAGACCAGATCGAACTTGCAAAGCTATCCCGGTCAGATGCCATCACCTCTGCCGCCGGGAGAAGGGAAGCCAACCGAGTGGTCTCCCTGCTACCCCAGTTTAAAGACGCCGCCACTGACATCAGGATGGGCAACGCCATCCGCAACGTCATTGAAGAAGTGGGGCCAACTCTGGCGGGTGATGCCCGGGTTGCCCATGACGAAGTGCTGAAGGCTCTCACGGACTTCCGGGCTGGAACTGCCACTGGCGAGGCCGCACAGATTGGGCAGTTCATTGACGAGTGGAAGAACTTGTCCAAGAGGTACATAGACCGCAGCCGGGATGTTGGCATAGGCGGCGGGGAATTGGATGACACCTTTGGCACACAGTATTTTCCGCGAGTTCTGGACGATGCCACATTCAATAAGGGCGGCGGCGGGCCAAGTCGAGGCACTGATTACAGTCGGATGACCTCTGACCAGATCGCCCGCAAGGCCTCCTTTCATGTACCGGGCGGCACCAACACTCTCCAAGAGTTGAGCCTTGACCCCCGTCTTGCTGGCCAGATGCGGACTGCCGCAAACGACGAGCTTGCTGCGGACATTATCCAGCAGGTCATGCAGCAGAAGATCGGTCAGCTTAGGGCAGCCGGTCGCCCAATGGTGGACGCCACCGGGGCACCGCTCACCTACAGCCGACAGAACGCCATTAGCCTAGCCAAGACCCTGAGGGAAATAGACCCAGACGCCATTGCCAAAAAGCTTCCCATATTTGGGCAGCACCCGGCAGAGTCGGTCGCCAAATACATTACCGGCAGGGAGAAGGCCATGGGCCGGGCGGGCGTGATCTACAACACGCTTGGCAGGTCAGCCATGCCGGTCAGGCATACGCAAGTTACTGGTGGTGGTGCTGATTCTGCACTCGACACCCTTAATGACTTGGGTCTGAACACCATCGACCGCCGGGGGCTGATGCTTCCGCCGGGAGTGGCCGACATCGAGGGGGCCAAAGTTCAACTTCTAGACAGGCTGCACGCCATCGGCCTGAAGAACGGCATCCCAGAGTTTGCCTACGGGAATGTGGACAGCCTGTCGAACGTCTCCTTTGACTCCCGGGCCATCAAGACACTGCAACGAATCGCTGACTTCTACGAGGTCCCAGAAGTCCAGAGCAGCATGTTTAAGATACTGGATGCGGTGACAACCCTATGGAAGTCATCTATTTTGGCTTGGCCATCCCGGTTCGTAAGGGACTTTTACTCAGGTGCGTTCTCTAACTTTGTTCTAGTGACACACCCGACCGACATGATGAATGGCTATGCCTCTGCCAAGCACCTCATCCAAGGACGTTCGGAAGAGCTTGACGAAATCCTTCAGCTTATGCCTCGATACAAGAGGTACGCGACCCCAGAAGAGCGGGCCCAGAAATACCTTGGCGACCTAGCCGCCGCCGGTATCAGCAAGGGTCGCCAGCTTGAGGACGTTGGCCAGTCCGCACTGGCCAAGCAGTCGGGCGAAGGCATCAGGGCCGAGCTTCACGCAGGTGCAGCACCGCAGACTACTTTTGGTTTTCAGGTGACAGACCTGCTTTCGGGGCGTATGCCACTGTCATCCAGACACTCAGCCGGTGCCGAGCTTCTTGACTTGGGCAACTGGAAGAAGTCCCTGTCCGACGCACCTCAGACATTCCTCGATGCTGTTCAAGGGAAAAAGTCTGATGAGTTGGTCAACCCCGTGCTTCGTGCCTCTGCCAAGCTTGGCGACACCACCGACAAGCTCAACCGCATCGCTGGGTACAACGGCCTTCTTTTGCAGGGGGTATCACCAGAGCAAGCGGCAAAGATGGTAATGGAGTTTCATGTTGATTACTCCTCCCTAACCAAGTTTGAGAAGGGCTGGATCAGGAACGCTATTCCGTTTTGGTCTTACCAAAGCCGCATTGGCAAGTGGGCACTCAAGCAAATCGTGACCAAGCCGGGCGGTGCCTTCACTCAGGCTGGCATCCGGGCCCCTCAGGTGCTGTCCCAAAACGGTGCCGAGGACGAGTACGTTCCCGCCCGCATTGCTGACAAGTATGGTGTCTCTCTTGAGCCTCTCCGCAAGATTCCCGGCATGGCACCCCTTGTTGACGCCATTGCACCAGCCGATGCTAGCGTTACATCGTGGGTATCCGACATTGATCTTCCCGGCATAGATCAGATCAATATGTTCCGGCCTAAGGTGGACCCTGAAACCGGGGCCATCTACCCGCTCAAGACCACGACCGACTCGCTTCTTAGCTTGGCCGAAGGTGCCCACCCACTTATCAAGGCTGGCGTTGAGCTAGGCACCGGACGGGACACATACACCGGGATCAAAAAAAACTACGCCCGCTCGACCCTGCCTAAAGTCCTGTCCAATCTGGGGATGCTGGGCCCCGAGAGCTACAAAACAGCAGAAAGCCTAGGCATCCTCGACACCGCACTTCAGTTCGCAGTGCCCGGCTACAGCCGATCTGGCCAGCTAATCCGCAGGCTGACAGACCCGAGGCTAGAGAACCCCGGGACGGCGGCGGCTCAGGCTCTATTCAATATGTTCACTGGAGCCAAGATCGAAAACATTGACGATCAGGAAAAGACCCGAGACGCCTTGGATAAGATCAGCGAGATTCTGGCAGACGATCCAGCCGTCAGGAACTTTGAAAGCACCTATATCCCTAAAGAACTCCTGCCGGTGGTGGACGAGCGAACCCGGCAGCTATACCAACTCGACCGCCAGCTTCGGAAAGAACGCAGGCAGATTCAGAATGTGAAGCCAGACCGCTATAACCCGCTCAATTACTAGCCTGCTATTGGAGGCGGTGATGGACAGGAGTTTGGCAGTAGGCTCTTATCAATATAGTGCTTCATAGCAAGCTCGGGTGAGCGGTGTCCCAAGAAGCGGCTGGCCTGACCGGGATTGGTCGCCTCGACCCACGTTGCCCCGGTCCTTCGCATCCACTTGCAGGTGCCAATCACGCCCGCCTGTTTCACCAGACGCGCCCACCTGATCCGCAGCCACCGCTCTGCCAGTGCCCAGCGGAAAATGGTGCCGTCTTTTGAGCGGACACTTAGGTCGTTGAGAATCCGGCTGCACTCCGGTGACAGAACGTGGACGATGCCGTCGCCGGTTTTGTGCTGGATGGTGTGCAGCCTGCCGTCCCGAATCTGGTGTGCCTTGAGGTTGAGCAGGTCGCTGAACCTGAGGCCGCACTCGTACCCCGCCAACAGCCAGCCGCTGAAGAAGAGGGCCGCCGGGCACCCGCTCTGTAGGTTGCCAGAAAGTTGACGGGCGTGGTGCAGCAGACGCCGCAGTTCCTCCTGTGTCCATGCAACCGGCGGTGACAGCGGTGCCTTGACTCTGCGCACACCGTCCGTAAAATGTGTGGCACTGGGACCGAGGGCAGCCCGCACAACCGTACAGGCCTGCCGCCGGTAATTCGCCTTGGTTTGTTTGGAGCAGGCCAGCGAGTCGAGCCAGTTGTTGATCGATTCAGGATTCAGGTTGGCCACGGATGTCACGCCAAACGCGGACAGTCTCTCGACTGTCCTGTACAGATGCCGCCGGTAGTTGGGGCAGACCTCTCTCTGCGAGAGGTATCGGTCCAGCACTGCCTTCAGCGGTGTCTTGTCTGTCATTGGTGGTACGTCGTGGCGTCCACTATCCTGACCAGTCTTTCGCGGTCGTGCCGTTCCCCCCAAAGATGGCGACTTCTTTTTGGGGGTCTTCTCCCCGCTGTGTTTTTTCCGACAAAAAAAGGAATCGTGAACCCTCATGGATAACTCCAGCAATGAGGGAAGTGTTGCTTCTACCAGTGATGCCGGTTACGCTGCCGTGGATTGCGGGCGTAACTCAGTTGGTAGAGTGCTAGCTTCCCAAGCTACCTATCGTTCGGTTGATGTTCGGCACGGCGAATCCAACGAGGATTACCACGCCGACCGGGGGCACTTCTCTTGCTCCCAGATCAAAGACTTCATCGAGTCGCCGTCTTACTTCCATAGACGGCACATCCTCCGGTGTGAACCATCGCCCTCTTCAGAGAGCTTGGCCAGAGGAACGCTTGTTCACCTTTGCTTTGAGCTTGGGTGGGAAGCTGCTGCCGACCGGATCAAGGTCATCCCGGCAGAGCATCTGACCGGCACTGGTCTCCTGTCCACTAAGGCTGACAGCAAGAAGTGGGTGGCCGATCAGGGTGACGCCATTCTGGTCACCCCTCAGGACGCAGAGTTCCTGACCGAGGTGCAGTCTCAATGCACCTTGAACAAGGCGGTGTCCAAGCTGCTGGACAGCCTCATCCACAAAGAAGTCTCCATCCGGTGGTCGAGGGACAACGGCACCAAGCTGCGGTGCAGGCCTGACGCCATCACTAACGATGGCAGGGTGGTTGATTACAAGACCACCAAGTACCGGAATCCTGCCAAGGATTTTTGGAGAGCATGTAAGGACTACATGTATGGGCTGCAATCAGCCCTTTACCAAGAGGGTGCAGCCGCCGCTGGGTTCAGTGACGAGCCCCTCATCTTTGTCCTCATCAGCACGGCCTCTCCGTGCGTGATTGCCAAGACCCTTCCCCAAAGGTTTATCGACCTTGGGAAGACCCAGTTGGATCGTGCATTGGCTGATCTGTCTGCACGGATGTCGTTCGGTGACTGGACCCCCGATGGATATGGGTCCATCGATGAATTGTATATGCCCGAATTCTGTTTCAAGGATTACCAAGGAGGTGACGCATGACTGCTATGTATGGCGAACGCTCGGCCCAAGTTGACCAGTTGTTTGAGGCCCTTAGTAAGTTCCATGGAGACATTACCAATGTTGAACGGACTCGACAGGGTGAGTTCGGTTTGTATGCCGATCTTGGTGCCTGCTGGGACAAGGTTCGGAAGGCTCTTGCTGCCAATGGGCTCGGCCTTACTCAACCTATTCTCCCTTATGGATCGGACGGGTCTCTGGCTGTTGTGTCTCACCTTGGGCATTCCTCAGGCCAGTACCTCATCTCGGCTATCCCGCTCACGCCGGGACTGAATATGCAGGAGCTTGCCGGTGAGGCTACCTATGCCCGCCGCATTGCCATGAGCGGACTGCTGGGGCTGGCTGCCGACTGGGATGACGATGGCAAGCAGGCAAAGGCCAACCATCAGGCTCACAGGTATGCCAACGATACCGACCGCAAGTGGTGCGAGAAGGCAAAGAAGGCGATCAGCGATGCCCTCTATGCCGCCGATGGTGATGCCCTCACTGAGGTGCAGCACAAGATCGAGAAGGCTGTGAAGGACGGCCACATCTCTCCTGCCAGCCAGCAGATGCTGGAAGAGTATGCCGCCAGCGTTGGAGAGGAGGTGACCAATGCTTAGCGACAAGCAGGTCAATGACCTTGAGAACCTGATTGTGTTCTCAACCATGGACAACCTTCCTCTGATTCTTTCCCGTGCCATCCCGTTGTTGTTCAGCGAGTTGCGTCTGGTGAGGGCCACGCTCGACAGCAAGGTTGGCGACTTCCTTGGAGGCATCCATGACCAGCGAGAAGAGGTGGGTGAAGGTGCAGGTGATAGCGGACTACCACCACGGCATGAGCCTGTGGAAGCTGGCCCAAAAGTATCGGGGGATGGCCACGCAGGTGGAGATCAGGCAGTGGCTGGGGAACAAGGTGAGGCCCAAGAGCGGGGAGATGGAACACATAGACGAAAGCGAGGTCGCCCAAAGAAAGCTGGAGGTTCAGTCTCACTGGACACCGGAGCAAGCCAGCAAGAGGTGGGTGGGGAGGCTGATCCAGCCCAAGGTTTCGATTCACTCCTCGGCATCGAAGCTACTCCCAGACTGAAAGGCGGTGCCTGATGGGTCTCGCATTGACCAGAAGGATTGGAGAGTCCGTGTTGCTTGTGTGCAGGGAGATTGGCCCGATCAAGGTCACCATCACTGGCCGTGGCCAGAACCCCAACCACATCAAGATCAACATCGAGGCACCGCAGAACGTCAACATCATCAGGGAAGAGTTACTCGACAAAGAAAGGCGGAAGGATTCGCATGACAACAGCTACTAATCAGTGCCACCTTCCCCTGTTTGATGATGTCCTTAGGGACTATCAGCGGGAAGGAATCCTTAAAGCACGGGCTAGCTTCCGTGCTGGTAATAAGCGGGTCATGATCGTGCTGCCCACCGGAATGGGCAAGACTCGCTTGTTCACAATCCTGCCCCGGGACGGAGCCCGGGTGCTGGTTGTGTGCCCACAGCGTGAACTCGTCGGGCAGACAGTGCAGTCCATCAGGTCGCTCAGAAGGATGGCTGCCGGGATCGAGATGGCTGGTGACCGCTGGGATGGTGAGAGTTGGGCGGTGGCCTGCTACGCCAGCTTGGTTTCCAACGAACGCTACAAGAAGTTCTTGGGCAACATCGATCTGGTGGTGGTAGACGAGTGCGACACCAGCTTCTCCATCCCGTTCCGGGCGATGATGGAAGAGTTCGTGTCCCACGGGGCAAGGGTCTTGGGGGTGACGGCCACGCCTTTCCGTGGTGACAAGGCCAGCCTCTTTGGATTCTACGAGGATGTCCCTTTCTGCATGGAATTGCGAGATGCCCTTGCCCAGAACTGGTTGGTCAGCCCCAAGGTGTTCGTCCACCGGGTCAAGAGTGTGGACTTCAGCAAGCTGGCCAAGGCCAAGTCAATCGACTACAGCCCCGAGCAGCTTGATCGGCTTCTCACCAGTGAGCAAGTCAGCCACGACATTGCTGCCCTAGCCATGGAGGTGATGCAGGACAGCCACAACGTCCTGTTCTGCAACAGCGTTCTCCAGTCGAGGATCATGCGGGACCTCATGTCCACTAGGCATGGCGTGAAGACCAGCTTGGTATGGGGAACCCAGAACCCAGAGGAAAGAGCCGCAGAGATCAAGGCATTTGAGGACGGCACCAACAAGCTGATCGTCAACTGCAATGTTCTAGGCAGGGGCTATGACTGCCCAGAGATCAGGTGCATCGTCAACGCCAAGCCCACCAAGAGTAAGGCCCGGTACATCCAGTGTCTGGGCCGTGGGACTAGGGCACTGACAGGCACTCTCCAGCAGGGCATGAGTCTGGAGGAGAGGGCTGCCGCCATCGCGGCTAGCAGCAAGCCCCACTGGTACATGCACGACATCACCTCGACAGTGCGGTTCCATGAGCCCATCACGGCCATCGACATCCTGCTCCAAGGCCCCAAGGACATTATCCAAAAGGTCAAGGAAAAGAATGAGGACAAGGAGACCACGCCCGAGGAACTGGACGAGGCATTGGCAGAGGCAATCGCAGAGCAAGAGGCTCTGGAGAAGCTGGCCAGAGAAGAAGAGAAGCGGCGTCGTGCAGAGCTTGTTGTCGGCGTGACATTCGACTCCGAATCCCGAGACCTGTTTGCCAAGGCTGATGCCAAGGCTCCGAAGGTAAGGACCTATCGGATTCTTTTTGGCAAGTACAAAGGCTACCCAATTAGCAGCCCCGAGGTTCCAGATAGTTATCTCCGATGGCTGTTAGACAAGGGCAGGCTCACTCCTTTCTGGCATCAAGTTCACCGACAAGAGCTTGAGCGCAGAGAGGCCCGCAAGCGGACACAAAACAACTGACCGAATGATTGACATTTTTTTCAGAGGACAGTAACGCTCGCACAACTTCCCCGAGAGCCTGCACGGGGCCGGAGATTGCAGCACCAACAACTCAATGATTCCCGCACGACGGACAGGGACAACACGGTGGCGTCATGCGGCGAAGGCCTACCACGGGAGTCGGACGAAGGCCAAACCTATACGAAGAAGCAAGGGGTGTCTGAGGCGAGTGGTAACCAGCGGCTCGTCAATAGCAATGTTTCAAGTCCATCCTGCCGCAGCCAATAGGGTGGAATCACGCCGTCATAACGACCCACAGGGGGCTCCGGTATGGCGGGCGGTGCAGCGTGTTCCCGATCACTTGGATTTTAAGAACGAAGCAAACGACATGGCCACTGATGCCGCCGCCGCCTAGTGCTGCCGCTCCATCAGTCTCCCAGTCGTGACCAATAGTGTGCCGGTACGGGGCCAAGCAGGAAGTCATTTACTTCTGCCCGTCAGACCGGAGCGAGCATTGGTCAGCTTCGTCTTAAAGTTGAAGTCCGGTAGGAGGGAATACGCTTCACCGAGGACTAAAACCCTTGGACATAACAAACTGCCCCCATGAATTACCTTGGGGGTTGCGCTACCTATAGGACAGTGGCCGACCTTTAACTGGGACCGACCATCGGCTGGAACGGCGGCACCCCAATCATTACCCCCAGCGAGTTCCCTAAGGAGATGATCTGATGAAGGTTACCCACAAGAGTGCTGATGGCCGGTTGTCGATTGAGGTGGACGGCAATGACACCAAGGCCATCTTTGACGAGTTGGCTGGTGCCCAAGAAATCTTTGGCGTGTCTACCTGCGGTGCCTGTGATTCCAAGAACGTCCACTTCCAAGTGCGACAGGTACAGGGCAACACCTATAGGGCGGTTCGGTGTGCAGATTGCGGATGCGAACTGAACTTCGGAACCCGCAAGGCTGATGGCCAAATCTACCCCCGTCGCAAGGACCCCAAGACTCAGGACTGGCTGCCCAACAACGGCTGGACCAAGTGGACTGGTGCCCCGCAGCACGACGATCAAGACGATCCTTTCTCCAAGCCTGCCCGCCGGTAGTCACCACCACCACCTGAAGGAGCAGGCTGATGAGCAAACAGAAGGAGCGTTCGATGCGGATGCTGGAGGCCTATGCCATCCAATGCACCCGCTGTGCAGTGTGCTGGTGGCGGAAGTACAGGCCGGGGAGAAGGTGCGAACTGCACCATATCGTAGGCCGTCGAGGCAAAGACCCACATCACCATAGGAACATCATCATGGTGTGTGACCAATGCCATTACGGCTATCACTCCGGTGGGCAGAAGGCCCTGACGCTTGGCCAAATTCTCAAGGCCAAGGAGGAAGAGGACGGGGAGGTTGACATCCCATTCCTTGCCGGTCTGTGCGGCAAGGTGGGGCTGCGGGAAGACCCTTCACCGCTGCCGGAATGGGCCATTCAAGAAAGGGAAATCAATGCCAATAAATAGCAGACAAAAAGGAAAGAGAGGAGAGCTAGACCTATGCCATTCGCTGATCTCTGTGTTGGGTTGGTCGGGAACCAGACGGGCGCAGCAATTCAATGGAAGTGCAGGCCACGCGGATGTGGTGATTCCCCAGCTACCGAGAGTGTTTCCCGAGTGCAAGCTGGTCAACAGGCTGAACCTGAGCGAGGCGATGAAGGTAGCCGTAGCCCAATGCCATGGACTTATCCCTGTAGTATTCCACCGGAGGGACAGGGAGGAGTGGATGGTAACGGTGAGGCTGTCGGACTGGAGGGAACTGTCGATGATGGTCGCCGCCGCTACCCCTCAGGAGCAGTCCGATCCCACCTGCCAGAGCGATACGACCTTGTGCCCACCATCGGGCTCCAGCGAGTCGCCATGACCATGGCAGAGGGTGCCGCCAAGTATGGGGAACACAACTGGCAGAAGGGATTCCCCGTGCCGGACATCCTGAACCACGCCTTGGCTCATGTCTTCAAGTATCTGTCCGGGGACCGGGCAGAAGATCACCTTGGCCATGCCGCAGCCAATCTGCTTATGGCTATTCACACGGAGGAGAGCAATGGAAAAGATCGAGGATGAAATCCTGATGGGTGGATGGAGATGCCTTTGTATAGGGTTGCTTATACAGGCGGTCCAGAATGCCGAGAAAGACGGCAAGCTCATGAGGTTCAAGGGCACCCGTAGCCTGACGGGAAGCGGCCTCGACAAAGAGCTTCTCAACCAGCGGCTTCAGTCAAGAGACTGGCTGGCTGGCGGGGTCGGGCTCATCACCTTTGAGGATTGCTGCGAGGCGATGGGGGTGCATCCAGATAGGGCAAGAGAGCAAATCTTGGAGCGTTCCCGCATGAGGAAGAGGGTCCCCGAGATCACTGAAATCAAGGGGGAGTGGTAATGGCAAAGCCCAATCCAGACAAGAAGGTGAAGAAAGAAAAAAGCCCCCAGCCCTGCGACGAGTGCGGGGCTAGGGGCGAGTATTGCGTTGACTCTTTTGGGATACCCACGGACACTTGGAGGTGCGCTCAGTGTCATGAACAGGCCTGCCGACGCAAGATCAGGCATGACATGTGGCATAGGTATGGCTATCGATTCTCAGAAAAATGAAACGCACCTACACCGACAACTCGCTGACCCCCGAGCAGCAGGCGGTTGTCGAGGAAGCAGTGCTGTTAGTCCCGGCCTGCATCAAAAGCTTCCTGAACTCAATGCCATGCCTGAGGGAAGTCGCAAGAGAGTGCGACCTAAAGAGTGCCGCCTACATGGCCTGCTGCCGGGCAGCTAGGACATACGAGAGGGGCAAGGGTATAAGCGTATCCGCTTACTTCTCCATCGCCATAAAGAATGGGATGCTAAGGGAGGTTCAGAAGGAGCTTAAGTCAAACGCTTACTCCATAATGCGGATACCATTGGAGCAGGTCTATGACCGGGAGCCTCCCAAGAGAGAGGCAAACCCAACGGCCATGCCCTCCATGCTCACGCTGACTGAGACTGAGAGGGATTGGGTGGAGCGGTTTGTGTTTGATGGTCAGAACAAGGGGGGGAGCTTTCGGGCGTTTGGCAGGGAGTCGGGGCGTGATTGTCGGACTGCGAAGAAGATGCTTCGCTCGATTCTGGACAAGCTTCGGTCTGCGATTGAGGATCACCCTGACGCCTAGTGTATTTCCTTGGGGTCTTGGTGGCCTTGCCCATCTTGATTGACCCACCCCGGGCGGTGAGTTCCCTGAACCCGTCCCGCCCGGGGTAGCCAGCAGCCCTAGCCTTGAGGGCATAGTGGAACCAGCACTGCCAATACTGGTCGCCATTGGCCCGCCTTATCCCCTTCTTCCTAAGGTATTCTGCGATCCCCTTCCAAGTCTTGCCGTGCTGGTCATGCTGCACGATGGCCCACTCAATGATCTTGCGTTCGGTGTGGTCCCAGTCCCACTGACCGGCACTGTTCTTCTTCCAGCCTACGGGCGGCCTATTCCCAGCAGGCAGGCCCTTCTCTGCCCGGATGGCCATGGCTTCTTTGGTTCGCTGGCTAATCCAGTGTCGCTCCAGTTCCGCCACTGACCCAAGCAAGTGCATGACGAACTTGCCCAGCGGGGTGGCTGTATCCAAGGCAACGTCCAGAGACAGGAAGCCAATGCCCTTGGCGTCGAACATCTGGATCAAGTGGGTCATGTCGAACAGGTTACGGAAGGCCCGGTCCATCTTGGACCAGCACACAACGTCACCCTTCTGGGCCAGCACCCACAGCTTCAGCCCCTCAGGCCGCTCGGTAAAAGGCTTGCCGCCCGAGGTAGCCTTGTCCTCAAAGAACCCGCCCCACTCATGGGTCTCACTAAACCGTGCATCATAGGTGGCACGGATAACCTTTTGCTGTGCCTCAAAGGTATAGGCCTGACCAGATGTCGAAGCCCGGCAGTATCCGTAGAAGGTTGGCATGGTTTCCCCTAAGTACAATACCTCATGACATTAACGAACCCGTCGAATCCCTTTTCGCCAGCTTCCGGCAGCCGTGCAAACACCTTTGCGTTGTGCTTCCTGACCTCTGTTAAATACCTTTTCTTGTAGGTGCGGTTAGGAAACGTCTCGTACAAAACGTGGTTAATGACACGCCCATCTCTTGCAGTTTCTGACAAGCATGTGGCGTTCACAACCATCGAGGTGCAGAAGGGGAAGCCAGCGTACTGGCATTGCTGCCACCGAACAGACCACCCCAAGGCAGTGGCACACTCAATGAATTCATTCACTGTCATCGCCGCCCTCCTGACTGATGTGCTTGTCTTTCCACCCCGCTGGTGACCAGTGGTGTTCAGCGTACCGGACGGCAGCCAGAACCTTTTGCTTAGTCTCATCGTCCAAGAAATTGGTTGGCCCCTCTGCCGCCATGACTGTCGCACTTCGGGAAACGATTGTCCACATTCCGTCCTGAACTGTCTTAGTCCACGCTGGCTTACTCATTTGAGGTAGTCTCTCCAGTTGAATTGAATTGCTCGGCACCCGCTCCGTTTGCAGGCACCCTTCTTCTCGCAGGCTTTCAAGTGGCCTAGCACCGCGCCCGGTGACTTGAATCCAAAGTGCCGCATGATCTCTCGGTACGATGGCTGGATTCCTTTCTTGTCGATTGACTTGGCGATATACCCAAGGACTTTCTGCTGTTGCTTGGTAAGTGCTTTATGCACAGGTGAACTCCTAGTTTGACGCTGCCTCTGCCGAAGCCGCCGCACACTCTGGACACCGATCCAGAAACCCCTTGTGCAGGAGGTCGGCCCGGACGCAAGCCTTGGTTCCGCAGGTACACTGAACGTGGACCAGTTCGATACGCTCCTCATCAACGAGTGTGACCTCCCCGTCAGACAGAACCTTCAGCCCGGTAGCAATCATGAGTTCGCCGTTGGCCGGGTCCACCCAGTAGTTGGCGATCCTTGGGTGGAAGGCGGGCTCGATGCTGGGCCAAAATTTATGGAACAAACAGTTGGGTGTGACACACTTTGGCTTCCGTTTCTTTTTCTTAGCCATCCCGTGGCCCCTAAATAAAAAGACCGGGGGGCATGGGAGATACGCTTCCCTGCCCCCCGGTCCTGCCTAGTTGTGGTGCTGACGATCAGCCAAAGATGTTGGCAAGCTCGTCCTCTTCGGTCCCATCCTCCTTCTCCAGCACCGGCTCGTCAGCCGCCGCCTCCACCTTGGCAGGCTTGGCCTTGGGCTTCTCAGCCTTTGCCACCTTGCCGCCGCCCAGCCGAGCCTTGAGAATCTCACGGGCCCGCTCAATCTTCGGCACCCGCCCCTCAGTCCTGAGGAGAGGGATGTCATCAGCCAGACCGGCACGGCGAAGCTCATAGACACGCTGGTAAACGGTCTCGGGCTTCACTCCGATCTTGGTGGCGAACTCCTCCTTGGTCATGCCGCTCTCAGCGGCAGCCATGTAGAGGGGCAGAAACTTTTCAATCGGCATACGGTCCTTAGCCATCGATCTTGCTCCTTTCAAACTCTTCCACTGTGTCAGTCGGCTGGACAAGCAGGGCACACACCCTGCATTCAATGCCCTTGGACTTCAGAAATTCCGCACGGTCAAAAGCCTGTGGTGCAAACGGGAAGTGGGCTGGAAGGTTGGAATACTCATCGTCTTGGTCGGCCCGCCAGTCCCCGTCCTTCTTGTAAACTACTAACCATCCGTACACCTGTATGTCTGTAGGTTTTACATCTCGTTTGCCCTCTTCGTCAAGCATCTTTTCTCCTAAATATCATGGTGGGATTAAACACATTGGCCACAACGGATATGTAATGGCACAGGCACAAGGTCTGGCACAGCCAGTCCATGATAGTGCCGTATGCCCTCTGGTCTCCGAACATAAACACAGAGTAAGACACTGCCATGACTGTCCTCATGCCATACCAAAAGGGGTCTCTTGCCCCATGCTCGTATGTTCCCAGCATGAACAGTCCGTAACTAAACTGCATAGCAACCATCGTTTCCCAAGAGATTTCCATTGCAGCCCCCTAGCAGAGAGGCATGGAATCAATAAGCTCACGCTCAATGATCCCAGCAAAGGCTTCCTCTGGCACACACTCAGTAGCCTGAACGACAAGGCCATACCCCATCATTTCATCGGGGCTCAGGTCACTACAGATAACCTTGTCGTGATTGTCCGGCCAATACACCAGCTTGTCTCTGGCCTTGAGGTCGTTCAGCATCACGGCCCGGTTGGCATCGAAGGCAGTCACTCCCTTCTTGAGGACCCGGAGGGTGTGGTAGCAACGCTCCAGTGGGGTGCCCCGCTTGAGGCTTCTTTGCGCACTGTCCCCACCCCATCGGTAGGTGCTTCTGAACGGGCTGTCATCCGCACTGCCAGCCTTCAGCATGTAATTGCCATGGGGTGGAATGATTACTTGAACGCAGCGAATCTGCTCACCGTAAGAATCCATATACCCAGCCTTGGCCGCACTGACAGTCCAGTACATGACCAACTGGGGGAGATAATAGAACACACCATCCAAGTGGCGATCCCTAGCCAAGCAGTGTGAACCAATGGGCGAGAACCGTCGGTCAACAAACCGTGAGGTCAGCCGCACCCCGGCAAGGTCATCTTGCTGCTTGAGCATGGGGTACAGTGCAATCTTCAGGTGCTTGTGTCGCTCCTGAATCTTCAGTGCCTCTCGATGGACACGGGCAGCGGCCATCCTCACCATTGCCGAGTCCCACAACTTCTCACCGTCTGGCCCAAGAGGAGAAAGCATGGATTCATACCAAGCTTCCTTGCCAACAGAGCCGGGAAGAAAGCCAAGCTGAATATCCAGCGGGGACCGGAAGTAATTGAGCAGGCCTCTCTGGATTTCGCCCTCCTCACGGTGGGAGAAGTCAAGCATCTTCCCGTCTTTGTCACGGAGGAATACGCTAGTCGTGTTGGTTGTGCAGACAACACCGCAGCTTCCCCTGCTGTTGACCTTGAATCCGCCGGCAGTCTTCCACATTTCACTGCCATCGGCATTGTAAAAGGTTGCCGGAACCCACCGCTTGAACGCCACCCCAGCAGGAAGCGAGATAGGCAGCCACCTCATGACAGTCTTTCTGTAGTCGCTGATCCTGATCTCAAGCTGATACCTTGTGTAGCACTTGCCGTCCTTCTTGCTGCCTGAGATTTCAGCAATCCGAGTGCCTTTGACGTAATAGTTAAAGCTGTAGATGCTGCCATTGCCCGTGCCGTGCGGGGTGGCACCAACTTTCAGGCCCGGAATGAGCTTCTCGCTGCCCCCGTCAAACAGCTTGGCATACTCAACAGGGTCAGACTTGTAGAGCTTCGCCGCCCGGAGCAGCAAGCTGGTGAACGTGTAGATTTCCTTGGCTGGTTTAGCCATCAAGCTCCTCCTTGTGTGGTGAATCGGGGATACGAACCTTGGTGGCCCACGGTGGAACAAACCCATCCTGAGTGGCAGCCACAATCAATTGACCCTTGAGCTTCTGGTCTGGCCAAGGGGTGCCGGTGTCCGTCACCAAGACGGTGACATCCGGCTCGTACTTATCCTCTGAGTAGGCAAGGGGGACTCTCATGTCTGTCCCGCCGCCGCCAACCAACTCAAACTTGTCGTGAACTGCGGACACCATTTTGTCTTGGTGAACCTGAGCATCGCAGGTAATCACCGGGACGTTGCCAACGGCCTTGAGGCCCTGCTTGACCACGGTCAAGGCCTTGGCAAGACAGCCAGCGGTCATCGAACCAGAGGTGTCGATGATGACCACTGCCTTGGGGTTGTACTTCTTCACCCCCTTGAGGCGAACCTCCACGCTATCCTGCCTACGGTTAGGCCGATGATAGGTGTAGTCCGGGGCACCACGGTGATTGGCAATAGCCTTGGCCACCGTAGCCCGGAGCTTGTCCCAAGGGTTGGGTTGGGGGTGGAGCTTGGACTTGATGACCCGCTTCAGCCCAGCCGGAATAGTTCCCCGGCCATTAACCCAGTCCCGGTCAGCCTCAAGCTGCTCGATCTTGTTCTCCAGTGCCTCAAGCAGGTTGTCTTCCATGAAGGCATCCCACTTGGGGTCCGGCTCCTCCTCGTACTCACGGGGCAGACCGTCAGCGGCAGAGCCGTCACCAATCAGCTTGAAGTCACCGCCTTTTCCGTTGCCCTCATCTTCACCACCAGATGGGCCATCGCCTTCCTGATCTCCCGGCTCTCCCTTGCCGCCATCCTCTTCGCCGCCTTCAGAATCTTGGGGTTCGCCGCGACCATCGCCACCCTCCTCTTGCTCTTCGGATTCTTCGGTGCCATCGCCGCCATCCTCATCAGACTCTTCGCCCTCCTCCTCGTCCTCAGACTCACCACGGGGCGGCTCAGGAGGAATCGGCGGCTTGGGCTCAGGCTCACTGATGATCGCATACAACTGCTCGACCGTCATGTTCCTTTCGATCTTGGGCCACTGCTTCTTGGCATCGGGGAAGGTGACTCCATCCTTAGGGCAAAGGTGGGCAATGGCTTCCATCATCTCCCACACCACGATGTCCATGGCAATGTTCAGATTCCGCCGATCCTTGGGGGACGGGCGGTCACCGACAATCGACATAGACCGATGGCAGTGCCGAAGGATTAAGTGCCACGCCTCATGGCAAACAACGTAGCCGCCCTCCTCAAGCGTGATGGTCTCGCAAAAGGCAGGGTCGTAATAGAGGCGACCATACTTGTCCACTGCCATGGTCCCGATGCCCGGTCGCTCAACAGGAGTCAAGCTATAGACATACGGTGCAATGTAGGGGAAGTGGTCGTAGACTGTCATTCGATATTGGGTAATCAGATCGACAAGGTTTGCTGCTGTGGTCACTGCGAATTCTCCAAGTGTTTGATGGCCTGCTTGCCAGCCCTAAGCATCTGATCCTCGACGGCTTTCCGGTTAAGCGGATTGCCAACATCAACAGGAGTGAAGAGGGCCAAGGCAAATCCCTTTAGCCGCAGCTTCCGCAAGAACTCACTGTCTTCCGGGGTCATTCCGGCACGGTACTTGTGGCGGTAAAGCATTGGTTCACCCCGCCTTCTTCTGACGGAGGTGGGCCGGGATGCGGTCGCCAAACTCACTCAGTGCAGCCAATGACTTGGCACTCAGCTTGGTCTTCTCAGGCCGGGCCTTGACCAAGTGCTTGAGTTGGGTGAACACAAGGTCTGCCGTGTCCTTGCCCACGTTCTTGCAGAACAGGTCAATGGCAGCGTCCATCCGGCTCTCGGAATACTGGTTCTTGATGGCAGTCACCACCGAAACCAGCAAGGTCACGGTCAAGTCAGCCCGCTTCTTGTCGTGCTGAAAGGTCTTGCGCCCGGCCAGCACTTCCTCAACATCAACGAGGTCACGCTGGTCAATGAACTGCATCAGGTTGCGGCCAGTGGTTGCACCAACCAGAGCCACGGCAATGTCCTTCTTGACAGTGGCCGGGGCATTGACTGACTCAGCAGCAGCCAGTGCATCTCGGCACCACCGCCAAGTACGGGGAGTGGCATAGGCCATGACATCATCCCCATTCGGCTTCACCAACCGCTCTGCTGAGTTCTTGTCGGTGTAGCTGGTGATGGCACTACCAAACAGGGCACGGTAACGCTTCCAGTCAGAGGGAACATCGGGGATAAAGGCAGTGCCCCACTCGTCATCTTCCGAGTTCATGCCCCGCTTCCAAGACTCGTAGTCAGGCTTCCACTCAAAGTGAGCGAAGCGATTGGCCAGAGACTTCTCAAGCGGGCTGGCATTGGGTGCCCACTCAGGAGGATTGCAGGCTGCCATGAAGATGGTGTCCGGGTGGATCACCAAGTCACCGATCAAAAGCTCGGTGTAAATCTGAAGCAGTGCAGCCCGAACAGTTGGCGGGACGGTGGTCATCTCGTCGGTAAAGAGCAATGCCCCGGGCCGAGTCAATCGACCTGCCCACTTGGGCGGTGCCGCCACAAAGTAGGACTTGTCCTCAGACAGGAACGGGATGCCGCTGAAATCCTCAGGGGCATGGCAGGCACCGATGACATAGCTCAGGTCACGGCCCCAAGCCTTGGCCACCTGCTTGATAACAGCAGACTTGCCAACGCCGGGAGGCCCGGAGAACAGGACCGGGGCACCAACCCTTGCGGTGATGAAGCCAGCAACATTGGGGTCAGCCTTCGCCCAATCCCGGCTGGTGTAGATAGGGTGAACAGTAGAAACCATTTGGATTTCTCCAGAGTGAGGGGGGGTGGTTGCCGGTGGCCTCCAGACCACAGGTCCCGGCCCAGCTTCGCTGGGCTCATGCGTCTAACGATCAGGTGCAGAACCGCATCGCAAGATTTGCCTTGTTCTCGGCAATGTTCTTCTCCATGCACTCAACGCACTGGTTCTGCATGGCAATCAGGTTCGTCAGTTGAGACACCAGCTTCTCGGCATCCTCAACAGTGAAGAACTTCTCCATGTTGGCTTCTTTCCAGTGGGCCTCATGCACAAGGCTGGACAGATACTTGCTGAACGGCAGCGTTCTTTCCTCAAGATGTGCAACCAAGGCACTTGCCGCTTCGTTGAACTCACTCCAATCGGGCTCTTCTTCTCTCGCCATGTGGGTTTTTCCTTGTGAAGTAAGGGGAACTTGAGCAAGCCGCTTCTTGGTGCGCTTCATGAACACCATTCCAGTGCAGCATGGGCATTGACCGCATCCTTGACCTTCTTGACGATCTCCTTGGACTCAACCAGATCGACACCCAAGATTTCCGAGTAGTCATTCAGCAAGTCCAAGACTTCCTGACACTCCTTCAGCCGGGTGGCAGTGCCATTAGCCCGCTGCTTCTTGTCATCGCCAAGGTCATGGATCGAGGCCTCGACAGCCTTCATCCGGTCCTTGGCAATCTGCTTGACTGCCTTCATCACCGCCGCATAAGAAGTCTCAGTGGGGACCACCGGGAACTTCACCATCACCAACTCAGGCCCGCCGCCAATGGCATTGATGTGCTTGGCAAACTGATCGAACCGCTCAATCCCCTTCTCAGGCAGGAAGTAAAAGCCGCCCGTCCGTCGCACAAGGATTCCACCCAAGGTGGAGATGACCTTGGCAAAGCAGCCGGAAACCATGGCAGTTGGGTAGTAGTTGCAGCGGTGGTCAAACACCTTCTGCAACACCGCCTCCACCTGAGACTTATGGTTGTCGAGCTGGGGAAGAATGGCTGAGTTGTGCTTGGGGATGCAGACCATCCCGTTGGCATCAATCACAACACTTGCCACAAACACCGGGTCAACATCCTCATTGCCGGGATTGATCTGGCGGGCATCAAACCCAGTGACATCTGCCGACAGCCGGAAGGTCTTGATTGGCTTGCCCCGCACCTTGATCTTGGCCTTCTCGATGAAGGTCATGAAAGCATCTTGCAGGGCAGCCGCCTTGACGCTGTGCTTGGGAGCCAGCCCATCAAGGTTCACCCCCTTGAGTGCCGCAGCAAGGTCAGCAATCTTCATCTCCTCGGGCTCCCAGTAAATCATCCCACCGTCCTTGCCCGATCCATCGACGTTGATGATCTTGTTCATACTCACCTCTTTCTTTAGTGCAGGCACAATGCCTGAGCCCACTTGCCAAGGCTTGCACTTGGCTGCCGCTAAGTAAGTGGGTGCCAGTTACTAGACTGGCGGGAGTTCAAACGTGGCATCGGGCCGTGCATACAGCTTGCTCAGGCCGCGATGCTCAAGGAATGCAACAATCGCAGTGCAACACCGAACGTAGGTGTCGAACCGTGCCGGAATTCCCTTGTGAAGGACGTTGGACAACAGGTATTCCCGAAGCCTGATTGCCGCAGTGTCACCGGCAGAAGGGGCAATCCCGCTGGCAAGGATTTCCATGAACTCCTTGAGGCGGGTCTTGTTTGCTGAGAACGAAGCCGCAGCAATGGCAGCGTAGACCTGAGCAATGGCAATCTTCCGGTGCTGCCGGACGGACATGGCAAAGATCACTGCCTGTTCGTACTGGGACTGCATCTTGGCAAACTCACCAAGCTCAACCTCCTCATAGGTGGTCGAGTTCCAGCACTCAGCACCAATGGTCTGACGCTCAAGCTCAACAAGCATTGCCCGGTAGACAGCCAAGGCATTCCGGCTCAGGTGCTTGCCGGTAAAGTCCATGTTGTCCCCGAGAGTCCTCTTGTCGCCCTTGTCCAAAGAGTCATGGGCCTCAAGTGGCAGGCCGTAAGTCACCATCACTTGGACCGGAACCCCGGCCAAGACAATGGCTGCAAGCCGGTGCTGTCCGTCAGCCAAGACATCGTTCTCGTAGAAGGCAATGCCTTGATGCGTCACCCTCCACAGTCCCTTGGTGATGGACCGGGCAATCGACTTGACCTTTCGCTCCGACATCTTTCTGTTGCGTTTGTTGGCAGTTGTCAGCCAAGACTTGGCAACTTGTGGGGTGACGGTCATCACTTCGCTGATGAGACCGCTGGCGGAACTGTTGTTGGTAATGCTTTTAATCATCGAGCCCTCCTGTATGCCCTTGATGCCATCCGAATTTGTTCGGGGTCATGGCCTACAACAACCAATGACCCAGCAGTCTTGTGCCCGTAGCTCATAAACGTCACCTTGCGATGCTCACCGGAGCAGCCAAGGCAAGTAACCGACCGCCCAGTCTCAAGAAGAAACTCAGCCCGCTCGTCAGCAACAGGCTGGTCACACCTCAAGCACTTCACTCAGCCCTCCTTTCAGACTCCCTTGCACCAGCCAAGGAAATCTTGTGTGTCGGGTCTTCGCTGTTGATGTCGGCCCAAATCAGCACCCAAAGCTGACCCTCATACCACTCAACCTTGACGGGCAGGCCGCAGCCATCTTGAGAACCGCAGTCCCCGTAGCCTTCGGCACCAAACCAAAGGGTGCCGCCCTCTGCCAGCACCACAGTGAAAGGCACCTTGGTATTGTCGCCTGTGTGAAAGTCCTCCAAGACGCCACTGAACTTGATGTCACTCATGGCCCCTCCCTTCTGCCTTGGCAATGGCGTCTGTAAAAACCTCAAACTCCCCGGACAGATGCTCGTCAATGTCGTAGTCCTGCATGACATCCACTGCTTTCTTGAGAGCGGCCAGCAAGTCATGGGCAGAGGCAGCGCGGCCTGCAACAACATCTTCCCGGCGAACCACATCGGCCTGCTCCATGAGGGCAAGCCTCATGTTGTCGGCGTGTTCGGAGAAAGCCATGGCCTGCCGAACCCAGTAGTCCCGGCTTTTCCGAAGTCGATTGATCTCGTCGGCGTCACTCATTCCTCATCTCCTTTCTTAGGACCATAGATGTCCTTGAGCCTGTCCCTCTCAGCCGGGGACAGTGCGTCATAGATTTCGTACTGGGTCTCAACCGGCAGCTTGAAGATGTCCCTCAGGTCAACCATCCCCTTGAAGGGAGAGTCCTTTTCGATGGCCAGCTTGATGACCACCACCCAATCCTCAACCGTCTTGTCCTTGGCTTTCACTTCTTATCTCCCTCTCTTGTGGTGTGGCTCCAAGTCAGTTGCGGGGCCAGCCAGTTGCAGAAGGCTCTGACGTATTGCTCCCGGCTTTCCTCAGGTTGTGGCCCCCTGAAACCACGCAGCTTCAGGTGGGCAGCAAGCTCCTCGATGGTGCTGACGTTGCTCATCACTCATCCTCCTCATAGCTTTCGACAACAACTGACTCGTCCGGCCTTAGGTCAAGCAGGTCTTGCCAGTCCCAAGAGTCAGGGCTGGGCGTAAACTTCTCATTGAAAATGATGGTCAGGGTGACGGTGGCTTTCATTCTTCACCCTCCCCTTGGACACACTTGGGGCAGGTCGTGACTCCCTCAAGCTGGAGGAAGCAGCCGCAAGAATCGCAGTGGTCAGATTCACTCATGGCAAACCTTTCTTACGCAGATTGGACAATCCAGATAGAGGCTTTTGTCGAGCCACAAAAAAACCCGGCCAGCCCCAAGGTTTCCCTCAGGACTGGCCGGGCCACACACTTCACAGGAGTCTCTTAGTCAGGTCAGGAATAGGCCTCGGTCAAAATGAAGCCTTCAACGTCATCCAGCCACGAAATCACCTTGTCAGGAGTAGGAACAAGGGTTGGTGTCACGACTGCCACAACTTCCTTCATAATCACCCCATAGTAAAAAAGGTTGTGATAAACCAGTAGGAAACGGCACCGCACAGATAACTGAAGGCAAGGTCTTGCATCTCAGTTGCCCTCCCTCTTGACACCCCGCTTTCGGAGCCCAGCAGCCTTGGCAGCAGCCCTCCAAGCTGGATATTCAGGCGACTGGAAGAAGGCAGCAAGCTCGTCAACTTGGTCCTCGTAGAGGCTGCAAGCGTTCTGGAACTTGGGATTCCGCCAGTGGAACTTGCAGTAGCCCAAGGGGTAGACCGTGGTGTCGCAAGGGGCTCCCTCAAGGGCAACCTTCTCGTCAGCAGGGATCGACCGATACTTAGCCTTGGCAGGCTCGGAAGGAATCGGGGCAGCAATTACTTGCTCGACAACAGCGTCAGTCACAGCTTCAGCAGCGGCCTCAACAGCGGCTTCCACAGCAGCAGCGGAAGGAGGAGTGTGGTCGCCCATGATTTCAGCAAACATTTCGTCAAAGTTGTCATTGTCATTGGACATGGATACTCTCCAGAGGGGAAACGGGGGGAAACGGAACCGGCCCAGACCACAGAACCCGGCCCAGCGTTAGCTGGGCTCGCGGGGGGAAATTGCTCTTGCCGCCATCGCCACCAAGGCTTCAAGCATGGCATTAAGCTTGGACTCATAGTCAGACTTCTCACTTGCCCTAAGCTCGGCAAGCTTGACGCACTCGTCTTGGGTGGCAGCAAGTTGGTTGCTGATGTTGCTGATCGTCTTGAAAAGCTCTGCCTCTCTTTCTCTTAGGGCTTGATTGCCCCGAATAACCTGCGCCTCAAGCTGGCTAACCCTGTCCCTAAGAAGGTTTTCTTCGGACAGGAGCAGCCTGCTACGCTTGGGCTTTGGCCCTAGCAAGAAGTCTTTCCTTGCCATGCTTTCTCCTTGGTGGTGGGGAAGTGACAACAAAAAAACCGGGGCAGCCAAGGATTTCTCCCTGACTGCCCCGGTAAGCAATTGCCCCACTTCAGATAACGTCCCAACCATTGAGCCGAATGTGCTGGGTCTCAAGCCTCTTGCCAGCCCTGCGGTTAGCCCGGTGGTTAAGCCTCTTGAAATCCTTCTTGCCGCGCCGCTTGGAGCCCTTGGTGACCATGCTCCAAGCCTTGGTCCAGTCAGTCATTCAGCACCCCTTTCTTGAGTTCGGCAATATCTTCACTCAGCACGGCAATCCTTCTGGTCTTGGCGTTGCCCCACTTCTCAAGCCTCGCCTTTTCCTCTTCCAAGAACTTGACCCTTGCCAGAAGGGCCGCAATCTGAACGTCCTTGGCCTGAACCAAAATCTTGAGCCCGTCGTCGGTCAACCTATCCAAAATGGACATGGCAAGACTCCTTAGGAAAAGAGGGACAACTGTTTAGATTGCTGCTGGCAACTACCCCCTTGGGCAGGACGCCAACGATGCCGCTCCTTGACCAACTCCCAGACTTCAAGAAACTCAGGAGTACCCTTGGCCCATTCCTTGCCGTAGTTGCGTCTCGGCACTCTCAAGAATTGCCGCTCAACCCGGTGGATAAGCTCATTCTCAGCAGCCACCATGTCATTGGTGGGGAAGGAATCTATTGGTGTGAGAATGTCTGGATTGGGCTTTCGGTAGGCAGGGTTTCTCTTGGATATATCCCGAGCCTTGCCGAAGCAGTAAAGCCTCTTGTCGGGGTCATACCTGAGGTAGATAAACCCAGCTTGGTAGCCATCCATGAGTCCCTCCTTTCTGGGAACAAAAAAACCCCCGGAACCCAAGGATTTCTCCAAGGATTCCGGGGTAGTGGTGGCCCTCAAGGCTCAGTTGTCCGAAGGCTTGGCGTTCAGGTTGGCCCGGCAAGTCTCAATCACCAGCTTGACCGCCTCAGTCTGGAGGACAGCCAAGAACTTGACGCCCACTTCCTTGCTGACCTTTCCAGTGTGCATCCCAACAAAGACTTGGGCAGCGGTGGCCATGGCATTGTGAATCACGTTGTCCACCATGGCCCTATCTTCAGCGGTCATGTTCATGATTAAGCCTTCTTTTTGAGGGTGAAACTGACTGACTGAACAAAAAAACCCCGGCCAACCCATTGAAGGGCTGACCGGGGTAATTGCTTGCCCAGAGGGGGCTCACTCAACAACGACGTAGCCGTTCTCCTCCAAGACTTCAGTTGCAGCGAGGTGGGCGCAAGCAACTTGCTCTTCGGGCTCCATGCCATCGTCATAGAAGGCAAGGATGTTGGCCTCAGGATCGACATCCTTGAGGGGCTGCCCAGCAGTCTTGGAGACCAACTGAGCGACGTAGGCAACGAATTCATAGCGTTTCATGGGAAAGACTCCTGAGAAGGGGTGTGAGAACCGGAACCGCTGAACCACAGAACCCGCCTCCCCTTTGGGGAGGACACGGGGGGAAGATGCTGATGAACTTCAGGAGACCCACCCAAGAATCGAACTTGGCCCCCTGAGCAAGGCTCAAAGGTTCCATGTCGAGCTTCAGCCCCAAGCCCTCTAGAAAGACTTGAGAACGTCGTTAGCCCTTGTGGGCCACCTGAAATCCACCAACAAAAAAACCCCCAGAGCAACCCGTTAAGGTCACTCTGGGGGTTAGTTGGGAAGCCCCTAAGGCTTAAGCCTTGGGACGGTCAGAGAGGCTAGCAAGCTCACTCTGGAGGTGGGCAATGAGTTCCTCCACAGCGTTCTTGTAGAGGCAACCATTGCCTTGGTTGAGTTCCAGCCGGATGTATCCCTTGGGATACCGGGTGGTGGACATGGTGGAAGTCTTGGCCCTCCACTGAACCTTGCCCTCGACCGGCTGGTAATCCTTGGGCTTGGGCTCAAGGAAGGCCTTGATGGTGGGCTTGAGGTGGTCAAACACCCCAGACTTGTCCTCCAGCATGGCCTTGAGTTGAGTCTTGGGGAACTTGGTGGGGTCAAAAGCAACGGTGGACATGAGAAACTCCTTGGGAAAGTGTGAGAAACAAACCGAACCGAAACCGACCAACCACAGAACCCGGCCCTCCTTCGGAGGGCTCGCGGGGATCAACTGTTGACTTCAACCTGCTCACTCCTCTGCTCCCAGAGTGAGAGAAACATGTCGAAGATTTCTTCTTGGGTGGCCCCTTGGTTCATCTCCAAGGTTTCTTGGAACCCCAAGAAGGGACAAGACAGGGACATGGTGGAATCTCCAGAGAGGGAGAGAGGAGGAAGTGCCAGTTGCCAAGAGCGGCGACCGGCACCAAACCACAGAGCCCGGCCCAGCTTCGCTGGGCAGAAACCACACAAGAGCTAACTACTGTGGTTCTTCTTGTTCAGCAGAACTGTTGGTGTTGGTAATTACCTACAGTTGGTGGTGCTGCAAGGAGGGAAGGTCATAGGTTTATGGCAAGTTTTCTTATAGAGCCGGGATACCGTTCCCAGCGATATTCCCATTAATAGATCAAGCTGCAAGAGCCGCGCACGCACCCACCCGCCCACCCCCGCGCGTGAGTCAACTACAGTAACGTCCCCCTCTTGGATTTTTTCCAACTTTTGAAACCGGGGTATCCATCTCTACACCGGGGCATCCCACTAACCAACAAAAGCCCCTTACCAAAACGCACCACGGCCCACATAACGGTTCACAAGCCCAAGAACCACCGGAGCGGCCATGTCAACGAACAGCCCCGCAAACAACAAGCGGTACTGCAAGGCGTGGTATCAGAGACTGAAGCAAGAACCTGCTAAGTGGCGGGCCTTTCTGGACCACCGGGCTCGCTACAAGAAGGTTGCGAATCTGGTGGCCAAATGAGTGGCTCCAAGCACGCTGCCCCACCCACCGGATATTGGGCAGAAGGGTTCACGCCGGAGCAGATTATTGAGGTCTACCGGCAGCACCACGCCGCACAATTACCCCCTGAGCCCGTCCCTCTGAACCAGCACCCCTTCATCAAGCTGGTCGAGGGCTTCTTTGGACCCCTTTCTCTAATCAAAGTCGATGGACCAAAAGTGTAGTTTTGAGCCGAGCTAGTAGACATCTCTGTATATGGGGACACAACCAATGGCAAGGAAACCGATGACCGACAAAGAGCTAGACATCTTCATGCTTTCACAGATCGATGCGGAGGCCCTGATTCGGGAACTGCACGACAAGATCACCTTCGTCAAAGAGGTTTTGGCAAAAGTTTCCAAACAGAGAGACGAGCTTGCTGCGGATGCCGCCATCACCAAAGAGGAGTGGGATGCCATCGCATTTGCCTGCACCACCATCAGGGACGCTATGCACCGGGAGGTTGGCACACCAGATGCAGACCTTAGGCCACACGCCGATGCCATAGCCACTCTCTTCAAGCTCAGGGAACGTCTCACCAAGGCCCGCCCGGTACATAAATGAAGTATGAGCGGCTTCCTTGCGGGTGCGGTCGGGTTTGTGGCTGCCCTTGTGGGCGGGACGCTGCTTGTCACCTTCGTGGCAATGGTGCTGATCGACCTGTTCGGGCGGCGCAAGTGAGCCAGTGTTCGTTTTATTTCTCATAGGCGCGTTCATATTGTTTCACATTATGGACGCTTTGGTAGGAGATTAAGCCATGCCAATGAACAGCAACCCGCCGATGTCCTCGGTGGACCGGATTCGCAAGATTTCACAGAAGGGCTATGGCCTTGGGGGCTCGATTCTCCCGCCGCCAGCACCTGCTCCTGCACCAGCACCAAGCCCATACGGCCAGCCGTCTGGACCCATGCACGACAGCATCCAGCAGGACTTCCAGCAGTTCACCGCCCCGCAGCCCCAGCCGATGCTGCCCCCCGACCGCGACTTGAACACTCCGGTCGCATACAACCCGATTACCGGGGCGGGCTATACGGCTGGGCCAAAGCGGAGAATGTGATGGCCAAGCTGGCGAAGGTCGAATTTCTGGGCGGCCCGATGGACGGCAAGCTAATCGCGGTGCCCAACTCAGTGGATGTCTACCACTGCTGCCTGAATCCCATGCTTATCCACCTGTATGTCAGGGATGAGCAATACACAGGCAAGGGATTCAGAACGGTGTTCCGGCATACAGAACTGATGGCTGCCAAGAGGGACTAGTCATGCCATTGCCCAAAGGGTCGCCAAAAGTAATCAAGGTCCCGACGCTGGACCACACCAAGATCATGGGCGACATCCGAAACGTCCACGGCAATGCTCTGTTCAACCAGAACAGGGTCCCTGACAACATTGATGACACCTATGAGGTGTGGAAGAAGGCCACAGACGATGTTTACGAGCAGGCCAGAAAGAACGCCCCCGACGCCCCGGCGGCCAAGGGTGGATTCCCGGGCATAGCCCACTATCCGATCGAATTCGTGGACAGCGACGGCAAGAAGACCACTGCCACCTTAGGCAGAGGCAGCCTTTTCAATATGCTCGTTGATCAGTGGGGGCCGGACAGAGCCATGGAAATGGCCCGAGAGGCCGCTGCTCGAAACTGGAAGAAGCCCGACCCGCACGACATTTACCCCGCCCTGCACCCTTGGGGCCCAGACCACCACTTTGATCGAAACATCCACATCATCAGGGAAGACGGCAAGCCCATAAGCAACGGTGCCGCCTCCCCGGGGCCCGACTACATTCGCTACCGGAAGGCCGACGAAGGCAACACGGGCGACATGGAGATTCACGAAACCGCCCACCAATCGGCAGACTATGGCGGCCTGTGGGATGACCGTGCAATCACCTCAAGCATCAGAGATTCCTCGCCGCTGTTCTGGATGTCTCATCTAAAAGACCCATCCAGCAAAACCGCCGTCACGAAGAGCATGAGGGACATTCTCATGGACTCTGCGGATGAGTACGGAATGAATTGGGACCCACAGGCGGGTGAGTTTGGCCCAGTCAGCCCAGAAGAGTTTTTCCAGCTTATGACCAATGGGGCGGGCAACTACTTCTTAAGGCCTGCTGAGATGAGGGCCAATACGCAGGTGTGGAAGAACCTTGCCCTTCAACGCAACGGCTTCTACACATTGGCCGATCTGCCTAAGTCGGTGTCGCAGCGGGACTTCTTCAGGAACGCACTCACCCAAGACATTGCCCCAATCCCGCCGAGAGAAGCCACGCCTGATTTTGACAACGAAAAGTACAACTACTTGCAGGTCATGCAGCGGGCCATCCGAGAGAACATGAACTCCAAGGGCACTGGGCTCCACGACAGCCTCATCGGCAGACTGCCAATGGTCGGAGGCATAGCTGCCGCCCTATCTCAAGGAGGTGCCAGCAATGGACCCGAGAGAAATTAACCGCCGCTCTGCCGTCACGGAGTCAGTCATCCGCGACCTTGAGGGTGCTGGCTTATTGAGTCACCCCAATGTGAACAGGCAGGCCATCATCGACGGCTTGCTCCGGGGCGACGGCGACAGCAACGATGTCAAGCAATACCAACTCCTCCAGCACTACACCAATCCAGACACGGAACTCAAAGGCCACGAAGATGCCATCTACGGCATCCCTCCAGAAGAACTCCGCAAGTTCGCCCACAGAGACTTTCAGGGTAGAGGATGGTCAGAAGCAGATCAGGCCAAGCTAGGAAGGCCCGTCAAGCAATACGATGACTCCCTATCGACCGGGTGGTTGGGGCTCAACCCCGGTGCGGGTGCTGGAGAGCTTTCTGAGGGAGACAGGCAAGCGCAGGAGTGGCAACGCCGCCGCAGACTCACGGAAGGACTTCTGGATTCCAGCAAGGCAACCGCTGGCGGCGGGAACTACAACTACGGCTCACCGTCCGGCCCCATGCGAACTGCCGCCTACACGGCTGACGAGAACAGGCTCATTCAGCAGGACAATGCAACCGCCGAGTTTGACCGGACGCGAGGCCAGAGGTTCGGTGAGTCCGGCTACCACGGGATGCTGGAAAACCCTGAATACGTTGTTGGCGATGTCTTCACAAGATACCTCGACCCAACCAGTGCGTGGTTCAAGGCCCAAGTCCATGAAGGAATGAGTGGCGATCAGGCTGACGTTCTTGCCCAAAAGAGGGCACAAGCGGCCAAGATGTCAAACACCAACGCCACCAAGATACCCAAGAAGTTCGACACATCCACGCCCGAAGCCAAGGATAAGTCATACCAGCAGGTAAAAGGCATATACAAAGGCCTGCTACCAAAGAGCTATGACGATTCCGAAAGGCAGGAAACAGGGCAATACCCAAGCTATGCCGCATCTACATTGGCAGAAGGCATAGGCAACTCAGCAGACATCGGCACTTTTATGTCCGCTGCGGGTGGGTGGAAGCACATGCTCAAGGAGCTTCTGACCGAAGACGTTCCCACGCAAGCTGGAATTAACGGTCTTTTTGGTGCTTGGAACAACGTCCCAAAGAAGTGGGGCACTCCCGGCAACGAGGCCAGAACAGACCTTTACAACCCCGCCACCGGCAAGCCCGAGACAGATGACGAGTTCAAGTCCAAGATGAGTCAGTGGCAGGCCGATAGGGATAATGCCCTAAGGAATTATCAAACCTACGAGGGCTATGGCAGGCCCTTAATGACAAGGTGACAAAAGCCTCTTGAGGGATTGAGGTCATCGCCAAAGACTCCTAGTAGCCCTTTACTACTGGAGGTTTTATGGCTGATGATTTTGCCAGCGTCCCGTCCGAGGCACCCGTTAGCTCCGCTCCCGAGGCCCCGTCTAGCAGCCCGGCACCAGAGCAGTCGAGCAGTCAGCCATCACCAGCATCTCAGCCAACCCAGTCGGCAGCACCAGCCCAACAGCAGGTTGGTTACTGGGACAGGTTCAAGTCCCTGCCTGAGTTCCAAGGGCAGGATGACCGTGCCATCGCCGCCCGCCTGTATCAGGCCATGGAGCGAGAGAAGGCCGCCGCCAAAGCCCTCGCCCAGTACCAGCAGGTGATCCCATACGCCCAAGAGTACATCACTTATCGCCCTGAATTCCAGAAGTGGCGGGCCTCGCAACAGCAAGCTCAACAGGCCCCCCAGCAACAGGCCGCCCCGCAACCACAGAAGTGGTGGAGCCCTCCCGAAGTCAAGGAAAGCTACAAGCGATACCTGACCAAGGACGAGAACGGCAGGGAGATCATCCACCCGGATGCCCCCATTGACGCTCGCAATGCCCTGCTTGAGTACCAGAACTACAAGGCAGACTTTGCCCACAAGTTCTTGGCAAACCCAGAAGAGGCACTTGGCCCAATGGTGCAGGAGATGGCAGCCAAGCAGGCCCAAGAACTCATCCAGCAGACCATGGCCCAGAAGGAGAACGAGAGCTTCGTGTCCCAGATCGAGAAGGACAACGAGGATTGGCTCTTCGATAAAGAAACAGGGAATGTCACACCGGAAGGGTTACTCGTACATAAATACATTGAGCAAGCAAGAGAGAAGGGCATCGGCGGCCCCCAAGCACGTTGGGAATACGCTGTTGCCATGACCGAGAGAGACATGCTTGCTCAACAGTTCGACCAGCAGCAGCAACAGCAGAGTCAGGTTCAGCAGTCGGTGCAGCAGTTCATGGCCCAGCAGGCACAGGCCCCGCGCCCTGCCCCGCAGCCAGCAGCAGCCCCGCCTCGACAGCCGGATGTGGCCCAGCAGAACATGCAGTACCTGAGGAAAGAAGCCTCAAGAAACCCGAGTCGTTCAGCGGGAACGGCGACCAACGATCCACGGGCCCCGAAGCCCAAGATGACCTTTGAACAAATGCTAAGGGAAGAAGCAAGTTCCCGAGGCTTTATCTGAAAGGATAGCTTAGATGGCAAGCTCGACTGACTGGGCCCGTTCTATTGGCACGACCATTACCAATTACTTGAGGGAGGAAGAGCTAAACACCTTCCGCAAGTTCAAGGTATTCGCGGCTCTGGAGGGTTCTGGCAATGTCATCATGAATCAGGGAGGCTTGGGCCTCAACTGGCAGGTTCGTTATAGGAACCAGCCTGTGACGGGAAACAATGGTGAGACTCCCCGAGTCTTTGCCCGTCAGAACCTGTGGGTCGATGCCAACCTCCCTTACCGTGGCTATCAGGTAACGGACTCGATCTACAAGCGTGAGATGCTTGAGAACCGTGGCCAGCAGGCCCTGATCAATGTCGCTGGCAAGATGGCCAGTCGGCTTCAGGAGTCGATGGAGCAGCATCTCGCCAAGGAAATCTGGATCGACGGCAATTTGGCCGGAAACGAGCTGCGATTCCACGGGATTGAGAGCTTCTGTGCCGTCGATGGCACGGTCAACGTCGTGGACGGCACCAAGCGAGCTACGCCCAATGCCGATGACCCGTTCGGCTGGCCTGCTGACGTTTACGCTGGCATCAACACTGGGCTCGGCGCTGTGGCCGGTTCCCAGCTTCAGGGGTCATGGCCGAATGGCGTGGCCGATCCTGAATACGACTTCTATAGCCCGATTGTAGTGAACTACACCAGCAAGTATTTCAAGGGCAAGAACTCCACTGGTGCTGACTCCTTCACTTGGCAGGACCAGTGTGTGCAGGCTGTCCGAGAGGGCATCCAGCAGGCAAAGAGAAACGACACCAAGGCCAGTCAGATCGACATGGTGATCCTCGACCGGAAGCTCTACATCGACTACATGAACAAGTTGGACAGCAAGGAGCGCATCCTTGCCAACAACAACGAAGGTCTTCGTAGCTACGGATTTAAGGACGTATTCCAGCAGGACGGTGTGGATATCTCGACTGAGTATGCCGTGCCGAACGGATGTGGATACGGCTTGTCCATTGCCAACATGGAACTCCGATGCATGGAGGGTTCCCTGATGACTTCCGAAGGTCCCTTCTACAACGAAGATACCCAAGCCTATCGGTATGTCGTGTCGGTTTTGGCAAACCTGAAATTTGTTTCGCCTCGTAACTTCTTCAAGTTGCAGGCCATCGCCTGATCCTAAGCCCAAGAAGGAAAGCAAAGACCCATGAGCATTCTCAATTCTGATCCTTGGTTCGGGCGTGGCACTACGCTGTTCGCTGGTCCGGCTCGGTACGCTGGCTTTGATCTGGCCAACGCCACCGTGGACCCCCAGAACGGCAAGAACTGCACCGGCAGCCAGAAGGTGTTTGCGGACTTTGACCCCCGCGTGACCAACACGGGTGTCTGGTTGAGCAACCGCCCCGTGACCTGCATCGCTGTCCGCAACACCAGCGGCGGCCCGCTCCTCCCGGGTGCGCTGGTGAAGTTCAAGAAGTCGGCCATCCTCGATGAGGTTGACGGCGTGGCTGCGGCTGCGACCGACGCCCCTCTGGGTGTGGTGGACGAGTACCTGCCCGCTTCGGGTGTTGCCAACAACGATGTGTTCTGGCTGGTGGTCTCTGGCCCGACCGCGATCAACACGGCGGCTGCCCTCACGGCTGGCTCGCTGGTGACCGCCACGGCTGGTGCTGCCGCGACCGGGACCGCTGCCAATGCCATCGGGGTGACCATCTCGGCCCCTGCCAACGGCAAGGTGCGGACGCTGGTCAACACCGGCTACGGCCACTCGGCTGCCTGACATAACCCATGAGGTAACCGCTCATGGGTGCGGACAACATCTGTCTTAACGCAGCCCGTGTAGCAGTAGCCTTCTGGGCGTTAATCACATTCGGCTGGCGGGACAGGCCCAAACAAGAGCCTCCCCGCCAGCCGAAGTCTTTGCAGGCCCCCGCACAAGTCCGGCCCCCAGACCCGCCACCAGCCAAGCCCAAGCCCGTGTCGGTGCTGGCCAAGCCGGACCTCCCATTCGTCACGAACATCTGCCCGCCCGTCACCAAGCCAGTAGCCAAGAAGGTCCCGATTCTCACCGATCTGTACTGCCGGGTGCCCAACCCCGACTACTTTGCTGACCACCGGGAGCCGGATGACCTCGTAACCCATGTCCATGAGCTAACCCACGGGGTCAGCAACAGGCTCCACGCCAGCACCATAAAGCACGGGATTTACCTAGGGGACG